TTTTAAAGCAAGCGGGTACACCCCGAACCGAACTTTAATTAGCAAGATTTTCAAAGATCTCTCGTGCTTACAGCGTATAGCTGCTTAGCACATTATTGAATTATTAACGAACTATTGTTTTTAAATATTAACGAGAAAAAGGAGAAAGCAAATGCTATCTCATACAAGATAGATGAGTACATCTGGGGACGAAAGGATTTTGTTACCGATTGCCCCTATGGTGAGAAAGGCAGATACACCAATGCAATTAATAAAGTTGGTGATTTGGGGTGTAATACTTGCGAATGGCAGGTAAGACATGACCCAAGTACGCAAGTTGTGATGTGCTCCCATCCAAAGGTGGAGAAGAGCAAGATTAAAAAACTTTTTAAGGATATGTGATATGGATAAGGAGAAATTAAAGAATGATTACGAGAATGCTTGCAATGCTTACTTGAAGGCATTCTGTGAGAAGCATGAATTTTACGGATTAGATAATCCGGAGACATTTTGGATAGGTGACCAAGTTGGAGGAATAGCTAATTGTGGCGATTTGACTTTCGATATGGCTACTATTGTAACAGATATTGAAAAGGAAGCTCCCGAAGAAGAGTTGTTGAAGTGGTACGATTATACTATTGAAGCTAGAGAGTTCAATTTGCCTGTTCCAAACTTCGACCATTGGCTTATGGGGTGTCCTATAACACCAAGTAAATGGTTCGAGATTATGCGAGCAAAGCGCAAGGAATTTGAGGACTTGTTGAAACAAGAAAATGAAAGGTTGAAACATGGAAAGAAGTAATCTTTTTAATCATTTGTTGAGGATATTTGATGAAGGTCTCAGTATGAAGACTACCGAACTTGAATATGGTACACTTGAAGTTACTGTAGAGAATCGAAGCCAAGACAAGAAAATCACATTCTTAGCAAAGGGCATGGAGGATGCCAAGCAGAAAGCAGCGGAATGGCAGGTTGGACAAATGCTCTTGAATTGCGATGATTTCGAGGAGATTGTTATGTTCTTGGCTCAAAGAAAGAAACTTAAAAAGGAAATGGCAAATGGATAAGAATTTTAGAAGTTACTTTTGTTGCATCCATTTCTTGGAAATACAAAATACAAGTACAGGAAATGTCTTGAAATGCAAGAAAGGTAGCACTACGAAAGTACAAGGGAAGAGACTGACAGAAATTGCTGCAAGGTGCAAAAACTACAAAGCGTAAGGCACACGTTAAAGAACATAGTAAGACGAAATTAAGGATAAAGGTGATAGTAGAAAGAGTGTTTGAGAAAGAGAAAAATGTAAAAAGTTTAAAATAAATGGTAGAAACTATATTAAACAATTAAAATACATTAATAAAATAAAGAAACACATTAAAATGCTTGCATATTTTGAATATTCTTTGTATCTTTGCATTGCAATTAAGAAATAAAGGTTATTAATTTGAAAAGGTGAGACACACCATAAAAACTGGGAATGATGACAAAAAAGGAAATAATAAAACAATGGTTGGATGAGCCGAAAGTGAGATATTGTAATAATTCTAATTTCACTTTGGGTTATGGTGATGGCTGGGATTGGGTTAAAGATGTTCTACGACCAGCTATCACGAAGAACGCTATGTTTCTCAGATTCTTGGAGTATGGTTTCCGTGAGATAGAAGAGTTTTTGAAATCAAAAACCGGAAAACCGAGCGAAGAGGATTGTTCCTTGTATTCTGTTGGATATAAGGATGGTGTCAATGATGCCATGATTGCAATTAAGAATAGATTTGAAAATTTAAAATAGGAGGTTAAATGGATTTAGGAAAGGCGATTAAGACAATGAGGGTAAGCAAGGGCTTGACCCAACGACAACTTGGTAAGGCTATCGGTTGTAGTGAGACAAATATGTTGTTTATGGAGACCGGAAGAACGTTTCCACGTAAGAGTAAGATTGATGCAATATGCAAGGTATTGGAGATTCCGATGTCTTATTTGTTGATGTTCTCTATTACACCGGATGATATTCCCGAAGATAAGCAGAGTTTGTATACAAGCATCGTTGAGCCGATGCGTAACGAATTTATTAGGGAGTTGTTGCGATGAAGAAATGCTATTATTTTGTGGCTAAGTATGTCAAGAATGGCATAACATGTACATGTACAGGTACACAAGAGACGATTGAAGGCTATTTTGATTTTGTCAGTGCAGGAAATTTTATAGCACAGAATCATAATATTGATTACAAGGACGTAATTGTAACTTTTTGGTCTGAGATTAATTCAATAATGTTAGATAAATATAGGGAAACATTAGGAGAGCAGAAAAATGGTTGAATTCGAGTATGAAGGCAGTATCATTTTGAAAAATTACGATTTCCATTTTATGCCTTGTGTAGGGGATAAAGTCGTAATTAACAATCTTACATACAAGATTAAGTCTCGTGTGTTCAAGTGCCAAGGAAAGACAGTTAAAGTTGTTTTAAAAAAGGTTGATAATGAGAATACGAATAGTTAAATATGTTTGTGCCGATGGAGTAGAAAGAGGTATCTTGGAGTATCGCAACCATTGGTGGGAGAAGTGGGAGCCATTGCATCAGGAAGGCAAGCTGGCTTATGTCTCATATATGGGAACGAAACCATATAAGTCATTGCAGGAAGAGTGCTTTGATGTACTTGGGTTGAATGAAGAACAGATAAAGGTTCGTGAACAGATGTCCCGTTATATCTTGGATGCCGAAGAGGTATACATTGGTGCAAGAATTGGTAACGAATATCGTATCGGCTATGATGTTGATAATGATGAGAGTTTGGAAACGCTTAGGAATTTGGAGGAATAGTTATGTTCGGAAAGATTTTTTCGGTTAAGACCGATATTGTATATCGTAGAGAAGAGAGTTTGAATCTCTTCGATGGCAAGAAGAAACTTGATAAGGTGGTGTCCGGTCGGGTATTCAAGGAGCAAATCAAGTTCTTTGGTTTTACCATCAGAACAAAGTTTTTTTATCAGATTTGCTGTCCACAAGTCAATATGAATGATACTCATGAGGCTTGCACATTGAATCGGGTCGAGGATTTGGTGAGAACGGAGTGCTATAATAAGGTAGTAGAATATTCAAACAGAAAGCATCATGCCTAGTGTTAATTGTTTCAGAAGAGTCTTGTTGAACGTAGGTGGCAAGAAGATAATTATCAGTGTTCCGAATGGAATGACCGAAACCGAAGTGAATAAGGTTATGGTCGTTACTAGGGCTTATCTTCAGCAGTATGTATATGTCGAAATGGTCTTAGCAGAGTGCTTTATGCAGAAAATCGAAAAAAGTATTCTGAAGAAGAAATGCGTTAGGTTTGAAGTTAAGAAGAAGTGGGTGGACTGCAAGAAGAACCTTCGAAAGGTGGTTAAGTATTATGACGCTTATGTTCCTAATGCAGATTTTAATGAAGAATTCGCAATGACGTTCTATGACAAGATTAGTGGAGACTTGTATAAGTTGCGAGATAAGCTTGCTTTAAGATTACAGAACTTAGGGATTGGTGAAAAATCGGGAGTTTATGCGAATGCAATCATTCTGTACAATCTGACCAACCTTTGTTTGGGAACTTATGAGAATATCATCCGTAAGCTGTATGAAGATTTGCATGTAAACTTAATGCAAGCGTTCAAGGATTTTGCTCCTATCTTGGCCTTTGAAAACTCTTATGACTTCATGGCATTAGTGATGGATAAGGATTTCAAGAGATTGGCTGACCATTTGATGACAAAAGAAATTCTTTCTTATTTCGATAAGGTAAGAAAAGGTGTCTTTGACGAACAGACTTTGAATGAGGCGGCTATCAACGCAACGGAAGACCTGAAGGACGATGAGAAAGATTTACAGCGAACTTACATAGGAATTAGTGACTTTATGAAGAGTGACTATCCTCTGGATAGTGTGACATCTAAGAAAGCAAGCTGATGAAAATAGAACCAAGTGAGTTCTTGCCGATAGGTAATGAGTTTCAGAAAATCTTTGGAATAAGCTTTGGAAAATTCATAGATATGCGGTTTCTTTTAGCGAGAAAAGAGTTAGTCTTCAATCTGCTGAAGTTCACAGATTGGCTTGAAGAGTGCTATCCGGATGAGTGTTCCATTGATGGAGTGAGTTACAATGCGGTTGTCGAGCGAAAATTTGGCAAGCGAGGGGTTAAAATGATAAAGAAACTATTGCAATGAAGTATATGGGTAGCAAGGCTAGAATCGTGCATGAAATATTGCCGATTATGCTTGATAAAGAACATGATACGTTTGTAGATGCTTTCTGTGGTGGCTGTAGCGTTATTGAGAACGTTCCGGACACGTATCGAAGGATTGCCAACGATAAGAATAGGTATCTTATCGAAATGTGGAAGTATCTTCAGAATGATGGGTTTGTCTTCAACCATATTAGTAAGACGTTGTATAACTTTGCAAGAGACTGCTATCACGGAAAGAATAAATTCTTCACAGAAGCAGGTGTCGGACTAATTGGCTTTATGGCGAACTTTAATGGACGTTTCTTTGATGGTGGCTATAGCGGACATAATGTTGTCGGCAAGAACGGAAAGGCAAGAGATTACATAAGGGAGCAGATAGAAAATACAATGCGTGATGTGCCTCTTCTCAAAGGTGTCGAGTTTTATAGCGGCAGTTATGATGAACTTGTGATACCGGATAGGAGTATAGTGTATTGCGATTTGCCTTACAAAGCTACGAAAAAGTATGATGTATCAAAGAATTTCGATTACGAAAGATTCTATATATGGTGCATGGAAATGGCTAGAAGAGGTCATAAGGTATTTATCAGCGAGTATCAGATGCCCCAAGAGTTCAGATGTGTTTGGGAAAAGGAAGTAACAAACTCTCTTAACCCGAATATAACAAAGAGACCAGTCGAAAGGTTGTTTACAATTGATTAGAAAGAAGAAATGAAAGAAACTTATTGCTTGGAAGATACGCTTTACAATACAAAGCGTTACTTCACGTTTGAAAATGGCGTAGTATCAGGAACAGAAGTTGCACAGGAATACTTTAATATTTTTCTTGATCTTGCAAGTCGGCTTGGCTATAAGGTAGTGAAATTATGAAAAGGCGGGTAAACAAGGATTGTCCGTTCTCGGCAGAAGAATTGGATGAGTTCAGAGCAGCCTTATATAATGTGAATACATCTTTTCACTGCTGTAATGCAGCTCCGGTAGACTGGGCGGCAGGATGGCAGCGGAATGATATAAGAAAGACGAGGTAGGAAAGCCATAATCTACCAAATACCCACGTGCCAAAGCCGTGTGATGCCTTGCGTGGGGGCATGATGATAAACTAGGAGTCGCACGGCTTTATTTGAATGTTTCATAACTACAAATAGCCTATCGCTAATGGTTGTTCCCTTGGGCAGGGAGATAGTTAATACCGCATCGTAAGATGTGAACACTTAAAATTTGCCGACAACCATTGGCAAATGCCTATTAGTCAGCGGCAGAAACCCTTGGGCAAGGTTGGGAATGGTGCACAATCTTCAAATTCGCATCTGTCGCTGACAAACGGATGAGTGGCATTGGCAACTGAAAGCAATGCGACCCTCGCAAACTTGGAGCGGATTTTCTGATTAAACATTCCGTGTACCAGGTCACTGGGGAGGTGTTGACACCAACAAGGGTTTAAATCCCTTGTCATCCACTAATTTTAAAAGGTAAAATCATGAATGAGTATTGTAAGAATTTGATTTCAAATGGTGTTCCTAGCTGGATAGTAGAGGAGGCTTATAAATTTACAATTGAGCCTTTGAAATCAACAGAAGGCTTGGTTGGAATTGATAAGGAAAATAGTGAGCTATATAGAAATGTCATTATCGCAGCCTACATTGAGGGTGCTAATGCTACATTGGAAAAAGTGCAAAGATATTATGGCGGTGAGGAACATAGTTAGACAATGGAACGAGGCAACAGGAGGATATTCGTACCGCTTCAAAGGTGGAGATATTTTCCTTCGCTTGGTAAAGGCTGATGGTATTTATGAATTGCGTAACCCTATAGGTTATGGTGTTCAAGTAGTCAAATGCAAAGACTTGGATGAAGCAGATGCAAAAGCCAAGGAAGTGCTAGAAGCTTTTTTTGAAGACAAAGTTAACATAAAAGTTATTTGATTATGGACTTAGAATTGTTGATTGATAAGATAGACTTTAGTCAAGGTGCAAGGCAGGTAGCCAAGCAAGCCTTGGAGTTGGGAATGAAATATCAAAAAGAAGGTGCTTGGCATTCTGTTGAAGAGCTGCCTGAGTATAACAGACGCATTGTCGGTCTGACCAAGGTTCGCAAGCGTTTCAAGCATCTGAATTTCTTAGGCGAGGAATGGTGGAATAGGTTCACGAAATCAAACGCCATCTATAAATGGGCTTATGTGGACGATTTAGTTTGATAGTAATCGTAGAAATCCATAATGCTATTTTGTTTTAAATGTTTGCCCCATCACTATATATAATAATGTAGTGGTGGGGATTTTTGTGTTAACGTCAGTAAATTATTGGTGTTATGTGTTATGATATATTAAAGAATAAAAGAAACACATTAAAAAGTTTGCATATTTCAGATATTCTTTGTATCTTTGCAATGTAATTAAGAAACAAGGTTACTAATTTTAAAAAGGTGAGACACACCATAAAAACTGTAAGAAGAAAGTGGAAAAGAATAATGTATATGTAGAGGTGTTGGCAAAGATTGCCAGCCTCATGGGTAGAACAAAGGAGTCTATCCAGATGTCGTCTTCAAATACTCATACGAGTATTACGATGTTTGCTGAAAATAATAGCAAGATTATTGGAAATTGGTATTTTGATGCTTCCGATAGCAAGGAGTTGGTGGATGCTACTTTCAATGGTCTGAAGGCTTTGGTTGAGTCTCTTGAGCACAATAAGAGCAATGACGGACAAGCAGCGTAAGTACATAGAAACTCTTATCAAGAAAGTGTTTCGTAATGCAGATTCGCAGAGCGAAATACTTTCCAGATTGGATAGGGTTAAGATTTCAAGCCATATGTTAGCGATATTTTCGGCAAGGCTGATGCTCTAATATACGCTCTTTGGGTTGATGTTGTTTATAGAAGAAATGGTGTTGCACAACGCCTGTTACAACTCGCAGAACAACAGGCTAAGTTAAATGGAGTGAAGACAATCGGATTGGAATTTGTTAAAGATGAATCTGATAGATTTGTTCTAGATTGGTATCTCAGTAGTGGTTATAAACCATTTGATAAGAAAAGTAATTTATTAATTAAAAAAATATAGTATTAGTTATGTCATGGTTAGCAGTAGATAAAGGTGGCTGTGAACATATTTTTGCAGAAAAACCTTGCAGAAATGAAAGTAATACATTATGGATTTGCTCTGTCGTATATTTATATGGGCAGAGGTACGCAAATACCGGTTGCTGTTACCTTCCTAAAGGAAGCATTAAGAAGCTCATCGGAAAAGAATTGTCTTGGAAAGATGAGCCTGTCGAACTTAAAGGAGAATAAGTAATGAATGAAAAGATTCAAAAATGTCAAACTTGTTATTATGATAATAGGTGTTATTGGCAAGAGTTAGCAGACCATATTCCTATGGATTGCAATGACTAAAAAAAAGAGGGATAGGAAATGAGCAAAATGAACGTCAAAAAGTCTCTTCTAGATGTTGTTAAAAGCAATAACTTAGAGATACTAAAAATAGATTTATTCAATGATTTTGAGTTGTTCGTAAGGGAAGGCACTAGGGAACGTAATGAGTATTGCAAGACTTATGCAACATTAGACGATTTGGATTTTGATGTAGAGGCTTTCTTGCTTAATGATGAAGTACGTGGAATTGTATACTGCCAAGATAAAGACACAAAAGAACCAGTGTGGATTGAACCTTGGAGTGACGAATGCTATTCTTGGTGGCAGATTAGTAGAGTTCCTGCCTTCTATAAGGATAGACTTAAAGATTTAAATATGAAAAAATATGAGTAAAGTATCGGCACTAACAATTATTGATGATATGATTGAAAACTATACTAGAATGATGAACGCAGGAAATAAGAAAGTTCTTGTAGTTCACGCTAGAAGTTTTCTAAAACTAATCAAGCAAGAGTTAGAACTTAAAGAAGAATAGTTATGGAAAGAATATTCGAAGTAAATATTAGAGTTACTATTGATTCTAAGTGCAATGATAGTGACGATAATATTATAGAAGAACTTATGTATGGAGCAGATAAATATTTCTATCCATATTGTTGTAATAATGAACATATAGAGCATACTAATAGTACTGCTCATAAATTAAATAAAAAATGAAAAGTATGCACGAAGAATTTATAGGAGCAGGAGTAGCTAACTTGTTTATTGAACGAATGAAGTTAGAAGGATGGTTGCCAATTAAAGAGTATTTCAAGATGAAAAAACTTGGAATTGAGCTTGATTGGGTAATGGTTCTTACTATGGAGAATGATGGATTTATCGCAATACCAATGGTAGCAGAATATCGTGTTCCACATAAAGATAGTGGGCGAAAATCTGGTTGGTATAAAGACGAGATTGATAATCCAAACAGGAGAATTGATGATTGGACTAATGTAATTATGTTCAAGCTTATAGATAAGCCTTATGTTGACGGAATAAGAGATTCTATTCTTGACAAATATAAAGAGGCTGAAGGTATTACAGATACTCATGCTTATAATTTGTCTTTCAATGAGGCGGTTATTAAACAATGTAAGGGAATTAAATGATTTTAGCGTATGAAATTAGAAAATATCAAATTCAAGGCCAAGCGTCTTGACAATAACACTTGGGTAGAAGGTTACTTCTGTGTTGAATGTGGTAACACTTACATCATCGAGGATAGGCAGAGTGAATCAATGCTTAATAGAAACGAGGCACATCAGGTTGACCCTTCAACAGTCTGTATGTTCACAGGACTGACAGACTGCAAGGGAAGAGAAGTTTGGGAAGGAGATATTCTACAGGATGTTGATGATGACAATATTAAGTATGTTGTTACTTTTGGTGAAGGCGCATTCTTTGCGCGAAAGGTAGGTCTATATACAGGTATTCCTCTTCACGAATGTGTAGGTAGTTTGGGTAATGATGTAATAACTTATGCAAAAGTTGTTGGTAATAAATTCGATAAAGAGAAGTAGCGTATGAATATAGCAATTTTATATCTTAGTATGAGTTTTATCTACATCTTGCTTGTTTGTTTGGATGGAGAAGATGTCAAACCAAAATGGAAACAATGGCTAGCTGACCAACTAGGCATCAAACCAAAGATAGAGGTTAGATACATAAAGCCACAAGTTATGAAGCTTCGTTCAAGAGTTACAATGTCAAATTTTGAAATGCAATACTATTGCCGTGACAAATCTGGCATGGAGCAAATGAAGAGAAGAGCAATAGAAAGTGTGTATGATGAAATTCTTAAGGGAATGAAGGAAAATGGATTGGTTTCCATTTCGCAATATAAAGACATCTATACAAATAGCACAATTTACGAGGGGACATGTAGTATTTATAAAAACAAGTAGTATATGAAGATAAGACAAGCTAAGAAAATCTTGAATATGATGGCGAAAGGAACGGACACACGTTACTTCGATTCAAAATATACATTCAAGAAAGAGAGTAGATTCATTCCTAGATTAAAGAATCTCTATCAGAAAGCAACTATCAGATGGAATAAGGTAAATATGCCGAGTGCTAACGTTAGTTTGTTTCGTTCAATTTTGAGAACTTCAAAGGAATGCGGTCGTTGTAAACATTTCAATGGTATGTTTGCAGGAAGATGTACTAAACTACATAAGTATGTTGAAAGCAGCGATTGGTGTCATGGAACGTTTTTCCATAGAAAGTGAGGTTGACATGAAAATAAGACAAGCTAAGAAGATAATGAAGAAAGTCTATAAAACCCGATATTGGGCTTATAGGCAAGGCTATTATTGCGGCAAGAAGGATGCTGGAAAGCTAGCCGGAGACCATCGTTTGTTAAAGGCTATGCGTCTTACAAAGAAGTGGAAAAGCCGCAAGATACGAAACGAAGCGAATAAAATGTTGAAGAAAAATCCGTTAAAACCGAGAGAACTTCAACGTAGTGCTTTAAGATTGAAAAGATATGGATGTAGCAAAGCTTAATCAGGAAATTTTAGGCGTAGATTTGGAATACAAAAACGTCTATATTGATGCGGAGAACACAAGAATGATACGTGCCAAATTACCTGATGGGTATTGCGATTTGGTTCGCACAGATGTGTGGAATGGTCGTGTGAATCATCCGGAAGAGCATGATATTGTAAAATATACGGCAATCTCTTGGTATAGAGAAGAATTTGTCGGTGGAGTTGATTTAGGTCGCAACTATATGAATGCTAAATATAAGTTCTTCGAGTTGGTTGTGAATAAAAAATATATTTTGGAAATAAAACATATGAAAAATGGAAATTAAGGATAATAAGTTAGTTCTAGATATTCCTAAAGGAATGGAAGTGGACATTGAAAAAAGTGACTTGAAAGCTGGTGTTATTAAGTTTAGAAAGAAGAAAATCTGCTATGCGGATGTCTTATCTACTTTAGCTTATAAAGATGTTTATCCTGCAGACATTAAAGTTCCTGAAATGATTGCTGGAAAGATAATCGCATTAGCTAGATTAATGACTATAGCTAAGTACTATAATGGAGATTGGAAACCGGACTGGAATTCTAAAGAATATAAGCATAATATCATGCGAACCAGCGAATATGGTATTACTTCTTGTGGTAATTATAACGAAGGTGCAATTTACTTCAAGAACAAAGAAGATGCCCAAGCCGTTATTGATAATCCGAATTTCAGAAGCATTCTTGATGCAATCTATAAGGACTAAGGCTTATGAAGGAAATGTTCTTTAAGAGTGTAAAGTTCCGTGAAGTTCAGCATTTGGCATTCTCGGATGAATATATAACTGCATACGTATCGGTGAACCATGTTCCTAAGATACACCTAAGTGTTAATACACCTCGTGACGAATATGGGCTTGTGAAAGGCAAACCAAAGCGTTACTTTAGAATGGGGTCTGGAAAATGGCTCACCGAACGAGCGTTTGAGAAGAAATATTTTAGTGAAGAATAAAAATATGGAGAATAAGGACAAAATAATCAATGAGTTTCTGAATAGTTTGTGGCATGATGCAAGTGAGACTCCAGACTTGGATAGACGCATTTTGTATGAGTATAAGCCTAATGGTGTGATAAATCCACAAACACATATCAGAGAGGCTACATATGAAAAGATACATTGGAAGGAATGCGGTTATAAGCCGATAAATCCAGAGCGGATTATTACTCGTTGGCTCTATGTGGATGAATTGTGTCCCAAGAAAGGAGGTGAAAAATGATAGACATAAAGAAGAAAGTCCAAGCAGCTAAAGATTACGCAAGCAAAAGCTATCGTGTAATCAGAAAGGTTAGCAAAAACGGCTTTATGGTTCAAAGAGATAAAAATGCCGATAAGCATTTCTTGGATGGCATTGATTGGGCAGAGAAAGAGATATTCAAAGATTTGCTTCACCCTGCTAGCGAAGTTCCACGTAACGACAACGGAAAGGTTCTTGCGTTCTCAAGAGTATTCTGTAATAGAAAACTCTACGACATGAACGCTATGCTCGATAAGACTACTTGCAATACATATCAAGAAATGTGGGAAGAGCAAGTCTATATGTTCCATTTGTCTGATTGGATATTCGTAGATGAGTTGTTTGACTTAATTATCAAAGGAGGTGAATGCAAATGACCGATGCAGAATTTAATAAGTTTGTGCTTATACTAGAGAATGAAGCGTTTCGGTTTGCAAGAAGTCAAAACGTATTAAAGGAACATCGAGGGGTGATAGAGCAGTCTTTCAAGATAGGAGGGATGTTCATCCTTCGAGAGTTGGAAAAGTATTTTAATCAAAATAAGTAAGCGTATGATATTATATGAGAATCAATGTTTTGAGCTTTTAAAAGCTTTGTGTTATAGTGTCCCACAGAATCCAAATGTCGGTAGGTTTGAGATTGCAAACGTGATACTTGACACATTACAAAAAATAAAAGATGCTGATTAACAGCTTTCGGGCACAAATTTAAAGATAATGACAAAGGAAGAAATATTGGAAAAGGCATCTGATTTTGAGGATGAAGATGAGTTTGTGAAGTGTGATAGATTGCCGTTCACTGAAGAATTGTGGCTTTTACATCAGCTAGTGTATATTGGCTTGTCTTGTACCTATACAGGTCGTGGTTATATAATAGAGAAACTTAAAGATTAGTAAAATGGAAGCAAATGATTATTTGAAAGCCATGCAAGCTATGGACGAATTGGATAGACTTGTAACTAGTGTTTATCCGGATAAGTTCAAGTTGGTCTGCAAGAAGCATGGAATAGATGAATGCGAGGCGATGAACATGTATTCGTACTTGCAAAAGATGCATAAAGGTCAGTCTTGGTTAGTTAGATACAAGCCATTGGAATATCTAGAGCGTGTATTAACACTAGCCAAAGAAGCTTATGCGTCTTACATGAACAACGGCTTGATTCTAAGTATGGTCAATTTTGGTGATAAGTACACAAGAATACTTGTAATATTTGAGAAAGATGGCGTAAGAAGCCAACAAGAATTTGACCTTAGAGAGCAAAGAACATATGTTGATATAGCGGACTTTATTGGAAATGGTTACTCCATCGTATCTGTTATCCGTCAGTCTGACAATGTTGATAGCGAAAAATTTGTTGGAGAAAAGGATGAGCGAAGTCATAGTATTCCTATTTACGATGGTGATGTAATGCTTTGTTACGTGAATAAACCGGAATTTTGGAGTTCCGATTGGCGTAATAGCGGACTTTATATTTGTGAGAACGGCTCATATCATAGATTGCTATACACTCCGAATAAGGGGTACGTAAGACATGGAGAGCCTGATGTAGATGAAGACTTCACCCTGGATATTGGGGAAGAATCCTTCAATAGTTATGTTATGACTTTAAGCCAGTCTTGGTATAAGTTGGGTAATGTTCATGCAGGTATAGGCTTTTTGAAGGAGAAAGAATAGAAGAGTAAAAGGAGAGGAATATCATTTCCCCTCCTTTGCCCTAATCTCCAGCTCGATAGGCTTGCCGCAATGGGGGCAGATGATAGCCGGATGCGATAAGGTTTCACCATCAATAGCAAGGAAACTAGATGGCGAGCAACCACAAATACTAGCTATTTGTTCTACTTTCGCAAATGAAATTGAGCCATTATTGATTTGTTGCGATAAAGCTGATTGGGTAATACCTAACTTTTCAGCTACAGATGAAATGGTTTGCCCATGACTCCTAATTATTTTCTTTAAGTCCATACCTTATTATATATAAGTGAATACTAATATTTATTATGCTGCAAAGATAGCTTATTTTTTTTTAACTGCCAAAGAAAAAGAGTTAAATATTAGAATTAGCTAATAATTAGTGAATAAATGTTTAGAAATAGCTTATAAGTGTTAAATAAGTGGTAATATTAGAAATTTCTTATAGAAATATTTGGCAATATTAGAAAAAACTACTATCTTTGCAATGTCTTTAAGAGATAAAGGCTTTAAAGTTTAACTATTAATTGCTGCTATGCAGCCGAGTCGGCACTCGTAAAACGGTTTGAGGATATGACTACTTCAATTAAGAACAAGATGAGAAAGGTAATGCAGTTAGCACATAGAGCCTATCAGTTGAAATCAAGTTCAATGTCTTGGGTTGAGTGCTTGAAACAGGCTTGGCAGGTTGTAAAGCTTGAGTCAGCGATGAAGACCAAGGTAGTAGAGTTCTTCTTTATGAAGATGAATGGTGAGGTAAGACAAGCCTTTGGTACTCTCCTTCAGAGCCACATTGACTATACTCCAAATGGTACAGGGCATGCAGCATCAAGAGATTGCATCCGCTATTGGGATGAAGCAAAGGGCGCATGGAGACAATTCAAGGCTTACAACTTCTTGCGAGTTGCATAAAGATATATTCACGTTCTAAGGTGTTTGGCGAGGCTTAATAGGGGGTGTGCCTTTAAACACCCCTTTAGTTTAGGACTTTTAAAGTATTTGAGATATGGAAACAATTGCTAAGTGTTTGAAAGAAGTGTTCTACAAAGGGCATCATATTACCAAGGTGGAGGACGTATTCGGTCAGGTTGCCGTTCGCATTGATAATGTTGTTGAACCAGACTATGCTAGCATAGCAGATGCAAAACGAGTAATCAACGGCAAAGCCCCTAAATGGTTTACGAATGGTTATATGTGGGACGAAGCCAGCAAGAAGGTAGTAAAAGACCCTAACGCTTTCCGATGGGAGGAGTAAGAAAATGGATGAGAATTTCTTGAATGTGCTCTATATCGAGCACACAGACAAAATAGGCGTTTTAAAGGACGATAAGGACGAAAGGGTATCTATTATCCTAGGTACGGATAAAACGCTTGTAGAACGTAAGAGAGAGGGTAAAACGTACCTTCTTGTACCTTTGACAAAGAACCACACCTTTGTCTGCAAGGATAATAGTATTGATGTGGATGGTGAGCGGTTCGATTCGGACATCTTTTTCCGCAAGGACGCTTGTCAGTGGATTGAGATTAACAAAGAAATGCTATTCAAGGTAGCGTAATGAATAAGGAGGTTTAAGCGATGAAAGTATATGTAGTAATATCTTCATACCAACATGGATTGGGTGAAGCAGTTGAGGTTGATGCAGAAGTCTTCTCTACCATAGATAAGGCAAGAAAAGCGATAAGACACAAAGGGATGAACACTTTGGAGAATTACAAGCGAGTTTTGAATTGCGATGATTATCTATACAATATCTCTGATTCTTTCTTCCATATCTCAGACAGCGAAGGTGAGACGTGGGATAATTTCGATATTGTAGAGCAAGAATTAAAGTAATATAGTTATGAAGATTAATGAAATCAAAAATATCTTAGATTATGCAAAGGAGTGTGGTCGTCTAGTAACAATTACACTTGTAAGTGGGCAAGTGTCTCATATAAACTTCAGTAAGAAAACAAAGACGTTTACTGCTACAGATGATGTAATCTTAGACGAAGATGGACATCTTGTGATAAAATATGATACGGATGGAAGTAGAGATTACATTGATAGCGATTCCATCATTCGCATATTTATCAAAGAAGGTTTATAACAATTAATTAGATAAGAATATGGATGCAGGTCATGTGAATGTGATAATGGTCGAAGCCGAGGAAAAAGGTCTTAGAGGAACTGTCAATTTGGTAGGTGGGGCGAAGATAAGTTTCGACTTTAATAGTGTTGCTGGTGAAACCTCTTTCAATTGCAATACAAAGAACAGAACACTTATGATTGGGAGTGGAAGTACAGTAGTGTTTACACGTAAATACATAGATTGCAACTCTATCCAGTATATTGAGATATTTGAGCGTACAAACTAATTATAGGAGATAAGAATATGGATGCAAATAACGCAATTAACGTATATGAGAATGTTGTGGGTGTTAGGGTTGAAAACATTCAAGACGTTGTAAAAGCGCAAGCTGCAGGTCTTTTTATTACTAACGAAAATGGATATGGTTACGACTATCATATTGAAGATGAAAAGGATGGTGGGGAGCGTGAACCAACAGAACAGGAAGTGTTTGAGCGCATAGCCAAAGATATTGCCGATGGCAATAAAGTTTATGCATGCATGATGCTCTCTCAGAATTTGTGTGTAATGGAAGATACCAATACGACAATACAGAGTGAATTCTATGTAGGGCAAAAGGTTTACATCATGCACGAGAATAAGATTGTGGAAGGCGAAATCCGCTATCTATCTCTATCACGAGGCGTATTAAAGGGCGATGCACAAAAGGCTCTTTTGGGCGAAATGGCAGAGAAGTTGTATTATTTTTTAGGTTTCTACTTTACAAATGGAAGAACACCAAAGATTGGTTCAGAAAAAGAGCTGATTATTGACAAAATTCACTCTTTTTCTATGGATAATTATGCCGTATTAAAAACAGATAAGGGAGATTATCTGTCAAGACATACAGAAGAGATTTTTGCCACAAAAGCTGCTCTTGTAGAGAACTTAACGAAAGACTAAAAAAGGAGATAATAATATGAATATACTAGACTATTATGAGGTTGTCACCTCAAAGATTTTCAAGTTGGAAAGCATGAACGAGGGGCTTGTATTGATAGCACCGGAGCAGGAGGTGGATAGAGTCCGTTCCTTGATGGTGGGATTATATGTGCCAGAGCATGAACGATACAAGATGTACACTTTCCGTTCCTCTATGAATGAGGGCGAACTTGGAGACAAGTACAAGGCGATGGTCGGCACGATGGATGTGCTAAAACCGGATTGGGACAGAATCTCAAAGAAAAGACGGAAGAGGATCTAACCTCTTACCGCCTTAAGTACAGAAGAAACATACTTGATGGTTATTTATCTGAATACATCAAGCAAAAGTGTGTTGAAATATCAGAGAATGCAAATTATTTCAAGATTATTTTTAGAAAATATGAAAATAAATTAGAGTTTTCTTGCATTTCTCGAAGGTTTTTATTACCTTTGCGAATGTAAACAACAAAACAATAAGCTTATGAAAGTATTATCTATTCGTCAGCCGTATGCTTGGTTAATCGCTATCGGCTGCAAGACCATTGAAAACAGAACCTGGAATAGAAAGTTCCGTGGTCGTTTCCTTATTCATGCTAGCCAAGCCAAACCTGAAAAACTTGACGGATGGCAGGAGAGCGCAATGAAGAAATATTGCCAAGAGCATGGTATTGTTATTCCAGACTTCAAAGATTTACCAACGTCAGCCATTATCGGCAGTGTAGAATTGGATGATATTCAATTTCATGAGGCTTATCCGGATGCGTTTGCTGAAGATTTCCAATATCATTGGTTCTTGAAGAATGCTAAATTGTTCGATGAGCCGATTAGAAACGTCAAAGGCAAGTTATTCCTCTGGGATTATGAGTACAATGAAGCCGAAAAGTAAAATAACAATACTTATGTAATAAAAATACAAGTCGTTGGAAATTAGCGCAAAAGTGCTTGTGGGTCTAAGAGGTAAATAAGGAAATAATATAAACATATTGTAAAATATTGAAGTTATGAAGAAGAAATTGATTATTGCCATCATCGCAGCTATCGTTGTGCTAGGTGGCGGCATTGGTGGCTATGTGTATCATTCTAACCAAGTTAAGGCAGAAAAAATGGCTAATTACAAGAAGGCGTTGTCTGATTATCGCTTCAATAGCAACAGATTAATATATTCTTTGGATTTCGTAGTAACGGATTTTATAATCAATTGGAACTCGGCTATAACGAATAAAAAGGCTATGAACACAAAGAACGAAATCGTTCCTTGCTCCGATTTCGAGGATGCCGTTTCTTTTCGATATGCCTTCTATGATAAGTATGGCGCATATAAGATTTTAGATAGCGTATATGTCTCATTAGGAAAACATTTGGAAAAGATGCGTGTAAATGCTAATGAAGAACAGCAAAAAATCGTAGAAACCTGTAGTAATGAATACAGGGAGTTGAATAATGCTATTGTTCTTGTGAAAAAGCCTTATGGCGCATTGGTGCAATATTCTAAACAGAAAGGAGACTTATTCTTTAAACTTTATGCTTTTGATAGCGAATTGGCTAAAGTTTCTCCATTGGAAGAAGATAAGGGCGATGAGAGAACAAAAGCAATGAATATGGAATTATACGGAACGCATTTGTTTGTTACGGCAGACTTTGACAAAGAACCGCAAAAGGCAAAAAAGCAAAGTTATACGTTTAGTAACATCACTACAAATTGGATTTATTTAAAATGATGGTTCTATTTTAATATAGCGTAATCTTTAAAATAGGTTTCTAAAAGAAAATAAAGTTCAAAAGAACAAAGAAATACACTAAATAGTTTGCGTGTTTCAGAAATTATGCTTACCTTTGCAAACGAAATCAGAAATGGTTTTGTAGCTTCCATATTGCATTCTCTACATTAGCGATATTGGTAGCTACGTTTATACATAAGGCAATAGCTTTATAAGCTAGAAGTCATTAAATGAAGTGCAGTGTACAACAGAAAAGTGGTGTGAAGTGTAGTGGAGTGCGGTGAAGTCTAGTGTAGTAGGGTAAAGTGCAGTATGGTATAGTAAAGTATAGTACAGTATGGAGAGCCATCCTTTGGGGTGGCTCTTTTTGTTAATTGTTGTTAATATAACAAAAATGTTATCCTTTTATTTGCATATATAACAAAAAAGTTATATCTTTGCATTGTCTTTAGGACAAAAGAGGTCTTTTACTTATTTATTAATTTCTTCTATATATGATGAAGACTAGTCAATTAGTGAGAAAGCTGACCCAAGCAGGTTGCTATGTGGTTCGGCATGGTGGTAATCACGACATTTGGTTTAGTCCAACAACAAAACTTAAATGTCCAGTGCCACGGCACGGCAGTCGTGAAGTTTCCCGAAAGACTTACGACAGTATTCTTGAAAGATTGCTTGGGCTTTAAGCCCAGCAATTTTTCGCTTATATAACAAGAAGTTGATATGGGTTTAAGACCTCTTTTTAAAGTTTAGAATCGGAATTATGGCAACAAAGGTAATTATACAAGTAGAAAAGTGTAAAGAAGAAAAGAATTTTTCTTGCTATATGGTGGATAAATTTCCAGACTTCCATCTAGCCGGATTTGGCAACTCTGCAAAACAAGCGATGGATGATATTTTTGTAGCAAAGGAAGAGATTAAAGAGCTTCTTGAAGAAGAGGGAAAGCAAATGCCTGAATTGGTGTTTGAGTTCCGGTATGATATAGGTTCTTTCTTCGATTATTTTTCATATCTGAATATTAATGGTGTCGCAAAGAAAGCTGGCATTAATGCTTCTCTTATGCGTCAGTACGCAATGGGAATCCATGAGCCTAGCAAAAAACGTAAGCAACAAATTCTTGATTGCTTACATGGTATTTCAAAAGAATTACAGGCTGTCGTGATTTGACGGTCTTTATATATAGAAGAAAAATAAGTAAACAACCGAGCCTTCTGCATGTGAATGTGGAAGGCTTTTTTGTGTTTAGACCTTATTCTTTGCACTTAAAACTTTAGTGAAATAGCACACCTTAATTCTTTCGTTATTCCTTTGAATATTAGCTAATTTTGCCAATAAAATTATAAAATATGGCAGAATTAAGATTCGATGTCAAAGCAAATTTTGAGGAGGTTACGAAACTTCGTTCCGAGTGTGAAAAGTTGAGGGCTGAGTTGTTGAAGACCAATAAGTCAACCGACCCAGCTATTGTTGCGGATTTGACGGAAAAATATGCGGATGCTAGCAATCGCTTAAAGGACTTGACACAAGCTGCTTCAAGAGCCGCTTACGTGATGTCTTCCGAGTTTAATAAGAAGATGCAAGCAGCCGCAAGGGAAGTTTATAGCTATGAACTTCAAATGCAAGCTACCAAAGACCGAATAGAGAAAATCCAACAGCAAATCACGAACAAGAGATTAACTCTAGGAGTTACAACGGATAAGTCATCCATAGATTCTTTACAGAAGAATATTGACTATTTGAAAGGCTCTTTGGCAGGTCAAACAGCTCAGTTGAAGAACTTAGAAGGGGGTGCTGTCGGTGCTCGTCAGACCTTGGAGAATATGCGGAATGAGTATGTTTTGTATGCAGGTTCAGCAAATCCGGCAAAAGAGGCAACAAATATGTTGACCGATAGCATGAGCCAAATGATAGAACGTATGAAGTCCGCTCCAACTGCCGGAGAGGGCATGTCTAGCTTGTTCCAAAGGGTAACGGGTGATGCTCACATGCTTTCGGCAACATTACTTGGTGGTTTAGGATTTGAGCAACTGGCAGGTAGTATCTTTAATACTCGTTCTCAATTCCAACAACTTGAAATATCTTTCAATACCATGCTTGGTAGTGCGGATAAGTCTAAACAATTGATGGATGAACTTATCCAAACGGCAGCTCATACGCCTTTTGACATGTCCAGTATTACGAGCGGAGCAAAACAACTTTTGGCATACGGAACGGAAGCGAAAGATGTTAATAAAACTCTTGTTCAGCTAGGTGACATTGCTTCGGGCTTGAACATTCCGCTTGGAGAACTTGTTTATCTTTACGGAACGACCGTTTCGCAAGGAAGAATGTTTACAATGGATTTGCGTCAGTTCATGGGTAGAGGTGTTCCATTAGCAGAAGAATTGGGTAAAATCTTACACCAAAACACAACTGAGGTTCAAGAGTCTGTTTCTAAGGGAAAAGTCACATCAGACATCTTCAAGGAGGCTATCGCTAATATGACGCAAGCTGGCGGTCGTTTCGGAGGCTTGATGGAGCAACAATCAAAGACATTGGAGGGTCAGTGGAGTAACATTGGCGATTCCATCCAGCAAGCGTTTAACGAAATCGGCAAAAAATCCGAGGGCGTGTTCTCTAGTGGATTGTCAATTATTTCTGCTATGGTAGAGAATTGGCAAGAAGTCATTAAAGTAATTGGAGTTGCGGTCGTTGCCGTTGGCAGTTATCGTGCATCATTAATGGCGGCTGCTTCTATCCGTAAGGCAGAAGAGGCTCAGCAAGCCGATGATATGATGAAGGGAATTGATGCTGAAATTAAGCGTTTGCAAGACCTTGAGAAATCAAACTATAAGTCGTTGGGTAAGGATAAAAAGCAAGAGCGAGTAAATAAACAACAAGACTTGGCAAGTGTTGTTGGAGATACCGCTGTGTCCGATGATTTTGTAAAGGCAAGATTAGATGCTGCTGAACAAGAGGGTGTTATTACGGCAGAAATGCGTTCCCAGTTAGAGATGAAACGTGAACTCTTACAAGCTCAACAACAAGCAACAGCACAAAGCCAGATAGAACTTGATGAAGAAAAAAGAAAGACAGAGGAACTTCGTCAACAAAAAATAGAGTCTCTTAAAGATGATTTGAAGACTACTACGGAGAAAATATCAAATCTTGATGATAGGGATGTAGAGTTGGCTAGACAATATACATCAGCTTTGAATGATTTACAAGATGCCCAAGATGCCTTTGCTGAGGCTCAAAAATTGGTTGAGGAAACTGCTGGTGGCGCAAACTTGGCTTTTGATGCAGAGGGTAATGCCGTGAATGCGCTAGAAGCAAAAGAACGTTTGGAAACGGCAACAAAACAAGTGAATGCTGCTCAAACAAAGATTTCGACCATTGAAAGCGAACGTAAGACGATTGCTCAAACAAAGGAGAATTTGAGTAAGCAACAGTCTACGATACAAAATAATATAAATACCATTTCTCAAACTTCTAATACCACTGCAAAGAAAGCTGGGATATTGGCGACCACAACAGCCACTATCAAAAATGCGCTTTATGCAGCAGGTACAAAATATACGACTACGGTAGTTAATCTTTTTTCTAGTGCGGTAAGAAGTAGTGGAAATGCCTTAAAGAGTTTATGGGCGGCAATGGCTGCTAATCCAATAGGTGCATTGATAACACTGGGAACAACTTTGTATTCCGTATTTTCTATGTTTGGAGACGAGACTGAAGAAATATCGGCAGATACAACACATTTTGGGGAAACAACAAGTTTGACCAGTAAAAAGGTTGAAACATTGATGAATGTGTTAAGGAATACAAATGAAAGTACTGATGCGCATAAAAAAGCAAAAGATGAACTTATTGAGGTATATGAACAATATGGAATAAAATGCGACAATGAAAAGGATAATTTGGAAACGTTGAAAAATAAGCATGACGCTTTTATTGCTTCTTTACAATTAGAAAATGCTGAACGAGAAAAAGCTAACGCTTTGATGTCTATATCTTCTCAATATGAGGAAGCAAGGAAAAACCTAGATAAGGATTTTTCCGATTCACTAGGTGGTAGTTGGCTTGATTTTGGACAACATATTGATAAAGAAGACATATCAGCTGTACAGATGATGTTTAATTCCCTTGTTTCTGATGATGTGTTGACTAAGATAGACTCTTTAAGGCAGAAAATGGATTCCGCAAAGAAAGGAACATTGGAATATGCTAATGCCGCACAAGAATACGATGCTGCTCTTCGCAACCTGTTAGTTCCTTTTGAGGAATGGGGTAAGAAGATGGGGTACAATAGTTTCGTGATGGCAAGTTTGCGAAGTTCGATATTAAAGCATATAGATAGTATAAACTCTTTGAATGAAAGTTACAAAAAGGCAGAGGACGCAATATATAAAGGAAGCACAGCGACTGTTGATTGGAATAACTCCCAAGCAAAGGCTCGTTGGATAGTAAACAAGAACAAGCAATCAATCCAAGAATTGGTAGAGCAAACTGATAATCTTATCAATTTATGGAATAAAGAATACGGGTTGAATTTAAAAATTCATTATGATGATTCGGAAATTCCAAATTGGATGAAATCTATGACAACGAAGGAGTTGCGAAATTTAATTTCAAGGAGAGAGGCGGATATTTTACAACAGGAAAATCACGAAAAGAAAACTGGGCATAAGTTGGTAACACGTTCAGGAGGTAAGTTTAGGTCAAGAACGGAAAACCAAACGGATGTCGCAATGGCGAAATCTATAATTCAATCACGTACACCAAAGAGTAGTACAACAACAAAATCAAATACAACCCATACTACTCCAAAGAAAACAGGTACAGCGGATGACCCACAAGCAAGAGCGTATGAACGCAAGAAGGCTGAGGAGGACTATTCCAAGTCTATTTCATCCTATTCGGAGAAAGCTATCCAAGATATGACTAAGAATCGCATCAATGCGATGAATGAGGGTTATAGCAAGGAATTGGCTCTGATAACAGAGAATGCCGACAAGGAGAGAAAGGCGGTAGAAGAAGGTATAGACAAATTGGTTGAGGCTAGAAAAAAACGTGACCAAGCTGTTTGGGTTAATTCCGGCAAGGGTCGTAAGGCTAATATGTGGAAACAGAGCAAAACCGATGAAGAGTATAAGAATGAGGTTTTGAATGAAACCATGAAGGATAGCAAGGGTAATCCGGTTAAGGTCAATGGCATGAATATGACCATAGGCATGAACGTTGCTAATCAGATGAATGCAATTCGGGATAAGGCTGTAAAGCAGAATGAGGATGTGCTTGCTAAAGAAGCGCAAAGCATGTACGATTATCTGAAGACTTATGGCACATTCCAGGAGCAGAAGTTAGCTATTGCTGCCGATTATGCTAAGAGGATTAGCGAGGTTGAAAACTCTACGGATTCGGACTCAAGCAAGCAATGGAAGATAAAGTCTTTGAAAGAAGAGCAGAAGAAAGAGACGGATTCGGTTGAGGCTAGTGCTATTATGCAGAAGATAGATTGGTATCAAGTCTTCGGAAATGTTGGTGGCATTATGAAGGATGCGCTTGTTCCTTTATTAGCAGATCTGGATAAGTTCGTAGGTACGGATAAGTTTCAAAATTTGGGAGCAGACCAGCAGAAGAGTATCGTTGATGCTATGCAGAATATCCGTAATTCGATTGGCAATACAAGTGATTTGGGTTGGAAAGACCTTGCAAGGGACGTTGTAGCTTATCAAGAGGCTCTGAAGAATGCGAAAATTGCTCAAGAGGAATATACGAAAACGGAAACCCTGCTTATACCTCGCATTAAGGATTTACAAAATCAGATAGCGAATGCGAAAAAGTCGGGCAATGTTGCAGAGCAAACAAGGCTACAAGAAGAATTGAATAAAGTTCAAGGTCAGTTAGCGGAGTCCGGAAAGAAGATTGTTACGGCTAACACAAAAGTTCGTACTAGTGGTCAGAAGTTGGCTCAAACGACACAGAATGTGACACAACCGATTTCTGCTATCCATGAGTTCCTTTCTACTTCTGGACTATCCGATTTGGCATCTCTTTGGGATAGCTTCGACCAGCTTAAAGGTGGAATTGACGGATTAAAAGCTTTGGACGAGGCTAAGAATGCAGCTGATGGTCTGAAGGATATGGGGAAGGAAGCCGGAGACGCAGCCGCAAAAGCTGGTAAGGAAGCAGGTGATGCGCTTGGCGAAGGATTGTCAAAAGCCGGACTTATAGGCCAAATTGTTGCTGCCATTTTGAAGATACTTGATGTTTTGAAGGATGGTATCGGAACATTGATTAGCAGCTTGATTGATACAGTTCTGAATGCGGTCAATGGTATATTGAAGAATATTCTAAGTGGCGATTTTATAACTCAGATTGGAGGGTCTTTGGTAAGCGGTATTGGCAATATTCTCAATACAATATCGTTTGGTGGCTTCAATAGTTTGTTTGGAGTTAGTGGAAACGCAAAAGAAGTAAACCGGACTATAGATAAATTGACGGATAGAAATGAAATCTTGACGGATGCTATAGACAAGTTACGAGACTCTATAGACAAGAATAGTGGTATTAAAGCCGTAGAGGATGCTAAAAAAGCCGAAAACCTCCAAAAGGAGAAAGAACAAAATTTAAAGAGTATCATGGAGGCGCAGATGGGTTATCATGGCTCTCATCACAGTTTTAACGCTTATTTCCGAGGATTTTCGCAAGAGCAAATCAAAAAGGTGTCCAATGCAATAGGCAGACAATGGAATGGTAATCTTAACGACTTGCAATCTGCTGATGAAGCAGCTGCCATTTTGCAGAATCCAGATATGGTTGAGGCTATCAAGAATACAGGTAAGGGTGGCTATGGAGGTAGAGTTCTTGAAAAGTTGAAAGACTATGCGGCTGAGGCTGGAACATTAGAGGAAATTGCTGATGACCTTGCAGAAAGCTTGACGCAAATATCTTTTGATAGTTTGAAGAGCGAGTTTATAGATACTTTGATGGATATGAATTCCTCTGCTCAAGACTTCTCTGATAATTTCTCCAAGATGCTTATGCAAGCCGTTCTGAAAGCTAAGGTGGATGATTTGTTGGGAAATGATATGCAAGCATTCTATGACGAATGGGCGGAACGAGCTGAGGCAAATGGTGGTAAATTGTCAAAGACAGATATAACTGCCTTGAAGGGAAAGTATGATGAAATGGTTCAAGAAGGACTGAAGATTAGAGATGAAGTAGCCGAAATAACGGGCTACAAGCAATCTTACGAGCAGTCCGCTTCTTCCGGTTCTTTTGAATCAATGAGCCAAGATACTGGAGAAGAGTTGAATGGTCGTTTCACTGCGGTACAAATTGCAACAGAGGGAACGTATGAGGAAACAAAACTCATAAATACCAAGTTGGATGCTATTGCGGCTCGTGATGGTGGCGCAGAGAGTAGCTTACTAACAGCTAGCGTGAATACTATTATGGGTAATGTAGGTAACATTTGGTTAGCTGTTGATGAGGGTAGGACTATCCTTGCACAAAGCTTGATGTACTTGCAGTCGATTGATGAGAGACAAGAGCGATGGCATAAGCCTATGTTGCAAGCATTCAATGATATACACGAATTGAAAGATAAGATGAGTAGATTGTAAACAAAGAAGAGGAACGTCTGATGCGCTCCTCTTTCTTTTTATAGTTTCTTTTCTTCCAGTAATTCGTCAACTCTCGCTTGAAATGCAAGTTCTGTCTCAGAAAGGCTGTAGCCAGAGTAGGAATAGCTTGTCCCGATGATGTGGCCATCAAACCTTCCAGTATTGTCATCCTTTGTGAAAGTGCCTTTGTAGTCCTTGTATTGGAATACTATTTCCTTGTTGTCCTCTTGCTCATCCTTGTCGTAAGACTTAGCTATCTTAATCAGGTAGCAGAAGCCGAACATGAATAGGCAAGAGATAAAGGAAGAGATTGAGAATCCAACCATTGCCCATCCTATCGCCTTCGTCTCCTGCTCTCCAAAGAAGCCCATCATCAAGCCGATGACAAACAATAAGATAGTTAACCCTAGTGCTATTACACTAATTAACGAGAGAACACGGAATACCGCTGCACCTCTCAAATTGAAAAAATCTGTCATAGTCGTAAAAGTTTTAATTATCAATACTTGCAAGGAATGTTCCTTACGTTACTTAACACTTTCCAACTTGTCCAGCACGTCCCTAGCCTCAGCAATGGACGATGCGGAATACAACTCACCACCTTGTTTTATTAGGGCGATGAAATCTGAACAATCAGCTTCGGAAACTAGTTCTGCAAGCGTTACACCTATAATGCTTGCTATCTCCTGAAGACTGGCTACAGTTGGATTCCCATCAATAGTTTGTATCAAGGATGGTAAAGATACTCCCTTGCCACCTTTTTTATTAGTCAGCCTATCCGCTACATAAGTAAGCGTAAAGCCTTTTCGTTTAATTATGCCTCGTATATCCATACCTTATTATATATTAAGTTCTAACTTTACTTATTGATGTTGCAAAGATACACATATTTTCGCAAACAACCAAACTTATTATGAAAAACTAAGTTTTTAACCTAACAATGCAAACAAATCTTAATTTGTGTATTAAATCAGCAAACAAAGGTTAAAGTTAGGATAAAACTTAATAAAATATTTGGTAGTTAGGATAAAACTTAGTATCTTTGCATCGTGATTAAGAAACAAAGGTCACAATAACATTATTAATTTAGCTGAGGTTGCACCTCCGAGTCGGCACTCGTAAAACGGTATAGTGATTATGGCTACTACATTAAGAAATACATTGAGTGAGGTAATGAAGCTTGCTTGGCAGTTCATCAAGAAGAATGGCTACACAATGAGCGAGGCTTTAAAGGTCGCTTGGATGAACATCAAGCTGAAGGGTCAGATGAAGAAGCGCATCGTGAAGTTCTACTTCCAGAAGGTTGATGGCAGCTTGCGTGAGGCATTCGGCACATTGAGCGAGAAGGTTATCCCAACTACACAGGGTGCTGGTCGCAAGATGAATGATACTTGCCAAGTGTACTTTGATACCGAGAAAGAAGAATGGCGTTGCTTCAAGAAGGCAAACCTTATGAGAGTTGCATAACAGATTTCTAACGATTTAAAAAGAAACTAGATATGAGCGCAAAGATTATCGTGATGCAAGGCAACATGGTTGCAACCATCGAAGAGACGAACAAGGACGCATTTATCAAGCGTGGTGAGTATAAAGAGACCGAGCTGGACAAACGCAAGCGTGAGGTTGATTTCTTGATTACAAGCATCGCAAACCGCTACGAAGTGACATTCAATCACAAGGTAGAGCTGAAAGAAAGCCGAAGCATCAAGAAAAGCGAATATTTCGATAACATCTACTACGTTACCGAGAATGCATTGAACAAGCTGAAAAAGCAATACTCATACGAGTGTGACTTGTAATAGATTTCGTGAGGCACACGCTAAACTGCACCGGACTTTGGACATTAAATATTTAAGAGATATGGATAAGAATTTGATGAATGCTCTTTACGTTGAGCATGATGGCAAGATTGGTGTTTTAAGCTCAGATGAGCACAAGGTGGTATCACAGGTTATCGGCACGGACTTGATGCTTGTGTACGACAAGAAAGAGGGCAATACATACCTTTTGATACCATTGACCCAAGCCCACAAGTTCGAGTGCAAGGGTAGCCACATCATTGTGGATGGCAAGCGGTTCGATTCGGACATCTTTTTTAGAAAGAATGGTTGCCAATGGATTCAGATGCAATCAAAAGAAATGCTATCAATGGTAGCGTAACAATATATAAGGTGAGGCACACCGAAACAACTGCACATTATCTTTGATGTTTAACAATTAAATTCCGTGAATAATGGAAAGAAGAAGTAATGTGCAGCAACGTGCCACGATAGCTGGTCGTGCTGGCGAGGACAGAAGTCCTCCAAAGTAAAACAAACGTTAACGTTTTAAATAAAACACTAAAGCGTTTGCAAGTTAAAAAGAAAAGTATTAACTTTGCAACCGAAATAACAAGGTTGTGAAGTAGAGCGCACGACTGACTGATATTTGAGATAATTAATAATTTATATTAAAGATATTATTTCATTAACTCCAAGCGTGGAGTGTCGTCATTCCGTCCATCGCTCTACAATAGTGGATGAGTGACACAAGCCCTGTCCGCACTTTCCACATTAGCGGATGGGGCTTTTCGTTTCCACCACAGCCAAGTTTAAGTATTAACAATTTAAATTTGGAGTTACTATGACAGAAAATGTAAACCGGATGATGGTGAATCCGCCAGTGTTCCCATCGGGTAGTGTGAAATCTGGTATGACAGGTTATGGAGAAGAACGAATCACCTCGTTGGAAATTGCGGAGTTGGCAGGTAAGCCTCATGCAGATGTATTAAAAGCTATTCGCAAGATGGAAGAGCCTTGGAAGAAGGTAGCCGAGGGAAATTTTTCCTTGGGGTATTATCTTGATGCAAATGGTCAAGAGCGACCTTGCTATTACCTTACCAAACGTGAGAGTCTTTATATTGCTACCAAGTTCAATGACGAGGCAAGAGCGAAGTTGGTTTTGCGTTGGGAGGAGTTGGAAATCAACCATCGTGAGCAGGTACAAGCCAAGATGCGAGCCGAGCAAATGAAGCCTCAGCAAAGTTTCTTGCAAGATAAGTTGACGGTTGCCAATTGGGTAATGGACTCGTTGCGATATAGTGATGCCGCACGCTTGCAGTTGGTGAGCCAGATAGCAGAGCCTTATGGTGTTCCTGTTCCCGATTACGTCCACGCTCCGAATGGTGCTTCGCACGCAGTCAGTGAATTATTGAAAGAACGTGGTGTTGAGTTATCAGCCATCAAGTTCAATAAGCTGGCATTGGCTGCTGGCTTATTGGAAGAGAAGACCCGAAAGGGTACAAATGGCAAGGTTCACAAGTACTATTCTGTCACCGAGAAAGGTTTGGTGTATGCTTTGAATGACATCTACAAGGATGTGCCTGGGCAAACCATTCCAAAGTGGTATGACAACAAGTTTGGGGAGGTGTTGGAAATCATCGGATATAAATCATCAGAGCAGACGGATATGTTTGCAAGCGGTGAGGCACACAATTAAACTGTAGTAATATTGATATATAATCGAGTATGAGGGGAATGCGTGATGCACTCTCCTCTTTTTTTTATGGTGATAGTTTTTGTTTTTCACAATATAGATAAGTGTTGTTAAACTGAGTGCTAATTTTTGGTAGAGTGGAATATAATAGTTATCTTTGTAGTCGAATTTCAAACTTATAAGGATATGAAGATATTAGAACCGAAATATGAAATCCTATCCCAAGGTGAGGGTATGGATGGAGTTTACAAGCAGATAGAGTTATGCGGTCGCACTTGCTATGCGTCAAGTATGAAGATAGACAAAGACAGCGCAAAGCCTTTCGTTGAGCGTATGGTAAGCAGCAACCATCTTGCCATGTGCGAGCATGGAACAATCTATCTCCATGTTGCTTACGATAATGACTTCTTTGTTCCGGAGTCTCTACTGGTCAAACACTATCGTGAGAACAAGTATTCCAAGGTGATGCAGATAGGTAACGATTACTATATCACAACCAACTACAGAGTGATAGTTGAAAATAATTGGTTTGAGGATTTGGACTATATCTGCGAGCCTACGGAATGGCATGAGAAGCGAATAACCGTCCGCTTTACTACTCAGATTGCGGTAAGTAGAGAGGCTAACAGACATCGTGTAGATTCCGTAGCGGAACAAAGCACTAGATATTGCAACTATAGTAAGGATAAGTTCGGAGGCGAGATTGCTATCAACAAACCAAAGTGGGTTGGTGAAGATGATGCGGTTAATCCATCGTCTTTTGATGGTGGAACATTTGTTGACCTATCAAAGAACATCGGTAGTTATGAGCATTGGAGTCCGGTAGAAAAATGGTGGTTTGCCAATAGAGTATGTGAAATGATGTATTTGTCTTTGGTTAAGGATGATGGTTTAAAGCCACAAGATGCGAGAACTGTTCTTCCTCTTGATACCAACACGGAGTTGATTCATACCGCATTCGTGAGTGATTGGCTTCATTTCTTCGATTTGCGATCAAAAGGAACTACTGGAAAGCCTCATCCAGATATTGAGGTCTTGGCAACCCCATTGATGAATGAGTTCAAGGAACGAGGTTTGATTTAATCGCTTATGAAGAAGAAAGCCAAGCAAATAGCCAATGTGATGAGCAATGACTCTTTGGAGGTTGTTGCTCAGATGATTGTTGATGAGGCTAAAGGTGTGCGCTATGAAGTGTATGCTGATGGCTCTAGTAAGAACAACAAGTGTGGTTGCGGTTGGCTTGTGCTTCATAAGGGAGCGATTATCAATAGTGGGAAATATACATTTATCACAGCCAAAGTGAACGATTCGGTGAGAGCCGAAATAAGGGCGGTCATTCAAGCATTGGGTGATTGCCCTCCTTTGTGTTCTGTTGATGTATATGTGGATTGCCAAGTGGCTATAGAGAGAATACAGGCTTGCAAGTTAGGAGACTTACAGCCTATATATAATAAGGTAGCGAAAGGCAAGGTGATAAGATACCATTGGGTTAAGGCTCATAGAGGTAATATGTATAACGAAATGGTGGATTCTTTGGCTTTTTCTGCTACAGAAAGTTAATTTTGTGCCTACATATATAATAAGCGTTAAAATATAAAAGAAACACATTAAATAATTTGCATGTTTCAAATATTCTTTGTATCTTTGCATCGTAATTAAGAAACAAGGTTACTAATTTTAAAAGGTGAGACACACCGTAAAAACTGTGATTCGTTATGAATACTAGATTGAGTAAGAAAGAGACAATGGTTTATGGCAACATCGAAGTGATGGCTGATGTAATTGGTGGTAACAAGTACTTTACATTTGCTGAGTTGTATGATTTCGATTTGGATAATACCAAGGATGAGTTGAAAGAAATTTTAAACTCTTTGACTGAGAAAGGTTACTTGAAGAGTTTTAATGATTTCGATAAAACTTATCGAGTTTTGAAGTAAGAACAACAAAGGGGATATGAAATCCCCTTACAATATAAATTTAGAGCGTGAGACACACGTAAAACTGTATTGAAACAATGAAAAAGGTATTCACAATTGAGAATGCGTTAGCGTTTTTATTTGCTCTTGAAATAGTATCATTAATATTTTTTCTAGGATAGGGCTTATGCAGATTAAGTTTGGTAAGATAAAGTTTACTGCGGCTAAGTCCGAAAAAGGATGCCGCTTTGATGCTTGCTATAAAGGTGAGCATGTGGCTTTTGAGAGTGAAGATATGTCTTTGTATGATGATGTCTTTTCTGATAATAGCAGAAGAGCAAAGGCAGCAAAGAGGGTGATTTACGAGAATATTAAGCACAAGTATTATGAGACCCATAGAGATTAGCGATTTCAACGCTGCCGATGAATTTGTCGTTGAGGCAATGATGCAAGATGGCAAATTCAAGGTTATCGGCAAGGTTATTATTGATAATAATCTTCTGAATGATGATGATTTGGAAACCATTTGGGATTATGCCAACTGGGAGACGAACAGCTATGAAAAGATGGTTGTCTCTAATGGAGTGTATAAAGGCTTAAATGCATTTAGTGATGGTCGAATGTTCTATGTAATTACGGATGATGAGGTCGGAGTGGTAAACGACAATATCATGGTACGTAAGCATTATGATGTCAACAATGGCTATTATATAAAGTCATCAAGGTTACACAAGGAGCAATCCAAGGATTTGTGGTGCTTTGGTAGTTGCGAGACCATAACTAACGAATATAAGTCAAACATTTTACATGAAGTACTTTATGGCAAAGATGAACCATATAAAGCCTACCTTTCTTGAAGGCGGTGAAGTCTGGCATGATATTGATAAGTTCCCGATGCTAGACCATACAATTCTAGTAGAGTTGCAAGTAAAAGGCTCAGACGGATTGATTTACCGGACGCAAGATGTATGTGTTGAGCGTGCGGATAGGTTCGTACCTACGATGTCTTTTGTTCCTAAGCGTTGGGCGTACGCAATAGACTTAGCTCAATGTAAGCAACTTGAAGGATAAAAACAAAATACAAAATTAAGAATTAGCATATGGAAGAATCAAGAGGTGTTTACACATTACCTGTCTTGTATAATGAACAAAGTGGTAGAAATGAAGGTGTATGTGTCAGAAGTGAACTTGGAGTAGTTGTTGCAATTGACAATGAAGATGAGTTTAAAGGTGTTTTTTCAAAGGATGGTGAGGTTGATGTATTCAAGCAGTTACTATCACAAGAAGTGTATCGTTTCAACACAGAACACCATGCATTCCCAACTGAACCTTTGATTTCTTACAAGATGGATGGCGACATTATCTTTGATTTCGTTGAAGTAACAATCGGAAAGATGTATGGCGGTTATGTTTATATCGTGCATTACAACTTTGCAAGCACGGCATCATAATAAACAAGTTTGATTATGACAGTAGTAAGAGAAAGATTAAAAATTGCGGCTCAGATTGAGGTGCTGGAAGATATTGCTATTGATTATAGGGGAAAGACTATAGATAACATAATCCAACAGCTAGAAGCGAGGTTGAGTGCATTGAAGTAAGTTCAAGTTTGAAGTTAAAAGTCAATGAGTGGTGGACGTTTTGATTATGCTCAGTATCGGATTGCTGACATATATACAAAGATAGAAGATTATGTTGATGGTCATCCATTGGATGAGGAAGACGAAAGATGCTTTCTCGAAGACCGATGGTTAGAAGAGGATGAAGACAAGTATGTTAGAAAACATCATCATACGATGCCTAACAGATATGGCTTATCTAAAGAGACTATCAAGGAATTCAAAAAGGGTATTGAACTTCTGAAGAAAGCTCAGGTTTATGCCCAAAGAATTGATTGGCTTCTTTCCGGTGATGATGGAGAAGATAATTTCCATCTACGTTTGAAAGAGGATTTGGCAAATTTAAAAAGTAAGAAAGGGTAGATTATGAGTTGGAATTATCGCTTAGATACACCTATGATGCAATTAGCTGAAGAGGTGAACAAGAAATATGATACTGATGCAGGTAAGATGCTTCTTTGCACTTATCTCTTCATGGTATCAAGTGAAGAGATAAAGGACAAACAAGCTTTCTTTGATTGGGTAGAAGAGCTGAATAAGTCCTGTAAGTGCGATGCGGTAAGGGAGTACGTGAAAATCAACGGCAAAGCCGATTGGCTGCATGGTGGATTCAGTAAGCCGATTTACCGACACTATAAGGGCAATTTCTATGAGTACCTTGGTGAGGTTACTGATAGCGAGACTTCTGAAGCTAAGGTTGCGTATCAAGCAGTGTGCGGACAGCATGAAGTTTGGGTGCGACCAAAGGAAATGTTCTTTGGTAATGTTGAGATTGATGGTAAGCCAGTTCCTCGATTTGAGAAGGTAGATTTAAAAGACTTAGAGAAACAAACCGAGAAGAGCAATGGACAGAGAAAAGATTAAGAGCTTGTTAGGTCAAGCAATCTTGCGAGTGAATGAAGTCGTACCGGATTTCGAAGACTTGGACAAGGTTCTTCCTTTGCTTAGACAGGCAATTGATGAATTAGATAAGTCTGATTCGGGTTCAGTTTAAAAAGGGTGGAAAATGGCAAATAAGCAGACGATAAAACCAAAGGTAGTTCCCTTTGAGATAGCCAAACTTCTGAAGGAGGTTGGTTACGATGAGAAGATAGCAGAATTTTGGGCTTATGCTAGTCCTTGGACAGCAAAGGGTGGCATTCGTAAGGGTGGAAAATATAATGAGCATTACGGCAGTTATATTGCTTACTCCAATTCCGAGTGGGAGAAATCCAATATTGAGTTTTCTGCTGCCTTAAAGTTGAATAGTAAGCATCCGGCAATATCCGCTCCAAGCTATGATATGGTGCTTGATTGGCTTTTAGAGCATTTCGGTTACTATATTTGTGTTGCAAACATTTCGAAAGATAAGTTCTGTTGGCAAACTACATCATGGTGTGTAGAGGAAGGCTTGTGTCATACGGATGGTAAGGAATATTCCAGTAGATACGATGCAATGGATGCCGCATTCAAGAGTATCTTAAAGGCTCGCATAGATAATAAAGAAAACGAGGAAATCAAAAGACTTTTGGAGGAAATACAAGATGGAAAGACTTTATGATACTTTTGTACACGCAATAATGGTGAAGTTAGAAGCTCGTTTATATGTTGAACTCGAATGTGTTTATAAGGATATAACAAACAAGATTGTTGAGAAGAAAGGTAAACTCACCAACGAAGACGTAATTGAGTTTCAGAAAAAACTACAAGAAGTGTACGACACGAATGCTGCTATTCGTGAAAAGGTTACTGGCATTAAAGATTCAAAGAAATGTATCATAACTAAAGAAGCATGTGAAGAGTTAATAAAGCGATTTAGCGTGATTTATATAAAAGAAGATGAACAAGCAAAGAATGATAGAGTGGATAGCCACTTGTGATACTGGTATCTCTTCAATGACTATGTGGAGTGCATTGATGGGGGTAAAAAGAAAGAAAGATTTGGATATTCCTAAAGACAATAGTGACTTCCGTAGATGCTATGACATGGTAGAATACGGACACGTAACCTTGGATGAGCTACAGGTTGTAAAGAAGCAATATCCTTGGTTTGCTCCTGTTGTTGACAATTGGAAGGAATTGTCTCTTTTGTTTGAAGAAGAGTTGGACAAACGTTTGTATATACGAATCCGTCAGCTTTGCAAAGAGTCATATGCTATCCGATATGAGGTAAAGGGAGGACTTTATTATGAAAGGGGTTTTTGGTATAATGTTTAATTATTAAAAAAATAGAAAGAATGAATAAAGACAAATTAAAGGTCAGCTTTGAGATTGACCGCTACAAGGTAATTGGTATGCTTTCACGTAATTGTGAGAATGCTGAAGAGTACAACGAGATTATGGATATTCTTGAAGGAAAGAATGAGTTTGTGCGTGATGCGAATGGTAACGAGGAACTTGCAAGCCGCATTTGCAATTATGCTTTGGACTCTATCTTGGTAGAGAATCCAGATTTGGCTCTCCGTAAGCGTTTGGATAAGGAACAGAAAGGCGAGGATGCTCCTGATGGATTTTCAAATGTTATCGAAATCAAAGGTGATGACGCAAAGAAACTTGTAGAAACCCTTTGTGGTATTCTTCGAAAGGATAAATGATGTAAAATACATCAAAAGAATATAAATAAACACTAAAACGCTTGCAAGAATAAGAAAAAATGCTTATCTTTGCATCGTGTTTGAAACAGATGGCCTTCTGAGAGGTCGCTTCTACCATAATAAGTCAAGACTTAGGAGTTTACGGCAGGGTTCCCAAGTTCCCCAGCTCAGCTAGACTATAACAAGGAAACTCTTATAAGGGTGAGAGACCCTAGTTGCTGCATTAGACAAGTGGTTAAGTCGCCAGCTTTTCACGCTGGTATTCAAAGGTTCGAATCCTTTATGCAGTACATACAAAATTGCCCTATGGTGTAATGGCAACACTACAGGTTTTGGTTCTGTCATTAGTGGTTCGAATCCGCTTGGGGCAACAAGGTGGAATTGGTATATGTTCCACAAAAGGTGCGATATTCAAGCGGTTAAAGAAGATAGACTGTAAATCTATTCCCATTGTGGGTTCGGTGAGTTCGAATCTCCCTTGCACCACGAGAACTTTTGTCATAATACGAGGAATGTAGCTCAGTAGTAGAGCACTTGGCTTGGTAACTAAGGGGGCGTTGGTGCGAATCCAATCATTCCTTTACGCTTTCGTAGCTCAGTGGCAGAGCATAGGATTTTTAATCCTAGGGTCGAAGGTTCGAATCCTTCCGTTGGCACAATGATACACAAGAAGAGAGCCGTGATGTTTGTTTTGTTGGAATCTCGGACATCTGTCAATGGGCAAACGTAGGATGCAGATGAGACGAATAAAGTTGTGAATAAGTCTATGAACTAGGGGAACAAGCGGAATGGCTCTCTATTGTGCTTCATTTGATGGTTTAACGAAAAATTGAAGAATATGAAAAGTCCGTTAAGAATGGCAGTCGCTTTAGAAAAGAACAACAAGGTATATCCAAAAGATGTACGGAAGTTCTTGATTGGATTGTACGCCACGCTGCATTTGACAGATAACGCAACGGCTAAAGATATGGAAAAGCTGGTATATTATGCTTTTCGGAATGGTTACCTACTAGGTGTTAAGTCTGAAGGAGGTGATGACCAAAAAGCGTATGACAGACTACCGGATTTGGGAGTAGAAGAAGATATTGGTGATGATTTAAAAAGATAGTCGATAAAAATTGGTAATTAGTTAGTAAAGTTTTTTAGGCTTTGGTGTGTGAACATCGAAGCCTTTTACATATATAATAAGGTAAAATAAAAGCTGAAATGTTAACAAGACCCAAATAACAGTTACATAAGGTTAAAATACAAAAGAAAAACATTAAATAACTTGCATATTTCAAAACTTATTCGTATCTTTGCATCGTCAATCAAGATAAGTTGGTTGATTTGCCGAGTGACAAGTTTCACTCAATAAGGTGAGAGCGACACCAAGGGGTAAGACCCGAAACAACTAGCACAATTGATTATGTCTAAGCAGACTGGTTTTTCATTCGCAAGTTTAAAGAAGTCATTAATCGAGACTATTGACGAAATCAAGAAGTCTAAGATGCCTCGCAACGAAAAGATTGTTGCATTGAAGGCTTGCGGTCTTCGTGAGAAAGAAATCTCCGATATGTTGAAGGTCTATGTACCTAGCGGTTCTACTTCAACGAGATTTGTTTATACATTCGGTGTTGAGATAGAATGTGTTCATGCCGAGCGCAATGCCTTGATAGAGGCAGGTCATCAGAATGGTGTTGATATTCATTCTGAGGGCTATAACCACACCGACAACAAGAGTTATTTCAAGATTGTTAGTGATGCTTCAGTTGGGGGTGATGTTGACCCTAACGAGGTTGTTAGTCCGGTATTGAATGGCAATACAAATGGTATGGCAACTTTGAAGAAGGCTATCAAGTCTTTGGATGCCGTAGGTGCAAGAGTAAATTCTACTTGTGGTCTTCACGTTCATATTGGTGCAGCTAAGTTGACAGGCGAGCAGTATGTTAACGTCTTCAAGAATTATCAGAAGCTTGAAAGATTGATTGATAGTTTTATGGCTCCTTCAAGAAGAGGTAATTGCCGTTGGGCAGCCAGCTTGCTTGACAAGGATTTCTCTAATTGCCACGACAATTACGATATAAGACGTAGTGTTTTTTATGGAGACAGATATTACAAGGTAAATGCTGAGAGCTATACACGTCACAAGACTATAGAGTTTCGCCAGCATCAAGGTTCAACTAATTACAAGAAGATTGAAATGTGGGTTAAGTTCTGCGCAAAGCTTGTCGGTTGGTCTCGTAACAATGTCTTCACTAGTGAGGTTATGAACATCGAAGATATACCTTTCTTGAATAAAGAAGAGAAGGCTTTCTTCCAGAGCTGTAAGGATGCATTTGCAGCCAATAACGATTAATTGATGCAGTCCTAGGGTTAAATCCCTAGGGCACAAATAAATCAAAGTATTATTAAGAAAAAGAAAGGGTAAAGATATGTGTGTTATTATTGTATGTCCGAAAGGTGTTGCTTTGCCATCCGTAGATGAGCTGAAGGCAGCGTATATGAGAAATCCCGATGGTTGCGGATTTGTGAGCGAGTCTGACCATTATAAGAGCTTGCATTTCTCTACATTTATACGTAGATTAATGAAGCGAGATATAAATGAGAATGTAATCATACATTTTAGATTTGCTACTCATGGTTCTGTCTGTGTCAAGAATTGCCATCCGTTCTACAAGGCTGGTTATTGGTTCGCCCATAATGGGGTGCTCCCGATCTGCTCCGAGCATGATAAAACGGATAGTCAGATTTGTTTTGAACGTTTCATTTATCCTACTATCAAGAAATATGGTTGGGGTTCTGATGAACATATGAAAGAAATGAACAAATGGACAGCTCATGGTTCTAAGTTTGCAATGTTGCATAATGGTGAGATTGTGAAGTCCGGTAAATTCATAGAGCGTGATGGACGGTTCTATTCTAATTTGAATCATTTGGGTTATATGAGAAATGTAATAAACTTTTAGAAGATTAATGTTTAGGTTCTTTTTATTCGACAAGCGTCAGATGTCCGTGAGGATATTTGGCGTTTTTTGTTATATAAGGTGTTTATTTTGTGTTGCTATAAATTATTCGTATATGTGATAAAATAGCCTTAAATCGCTTAAAAATGCCGTTATTACTCACTTTTAAGCAAAAGTGAGACACTCGCAAACGGATTAGTGTGTTAATTATTCTTTTCGTATTATCTTTGCACTAGTTTTAACAAATATATCGAAAGAATGAAAGATAAAATTTTCCAGTTACTAAAACAAGAGTATAAGTCTCTTGGGTTAGGTGATGAAGTTCTTCAGGCACATGCCGAAATGCTTGATAAGATGGGGCTTGTTACTGATGACAACATCGAGACAGTGGTTGCTAGTCAAAAGAGTTTTTTGGAGTCCTTGCAAAGGGACAATGACCGCAGAGTTACCGATGCCAAGAAAAAGTTCGAGGAGGCACAGAAGGCTAAAGAAGAAGCTGAACGCAAGGCTGCTGAAGAAGAAGCCAAGAAGAAAGCTGACGAAGAAGCCAAGAAAGCCGCTGAAGAAGCCGAAAAGAAACGCTTGGAGGAATTGGCAAAGAAAAACGAAATGCCGGATTATCTCAAAAAATACTTTGAAGAGCAGGCAGCAGAGAAGAAAGCTTCAGATGAAGCAAGAACCAAGGAACGTGAAGAGTTCAAGAAACTCGTTGAGACCTTGACTCAGAAGAACACAGACCAAGCCAAGACTTACAACGAACAGATGGAGGCGCAAAGCAAGACCATTAAGGAATTGCAAGAAACTATCCAAAAGCAAGCTGAGGAGGCTAAGGCTAAGGAAGAGGCTGCTGCAAAGGCAAAGGCAAAGGCAGACCACGATGCGAAGATTTTATCAAAGGCTAAGGAGTTGGGCATTCCCGAAAGTCGTATCAACGAGGGTTTCACCTTGAGCGATGATGCTACAGATGAAGCTATCGAAACATACCTCTCCAAGGTAGCGAACAACTACAAGGCGTTGCAACAACCACAATTCGGGGGCAGCTATCGTGCTAGCGAGGGCGAGCCAACAAAGGAGGACGTTGACAATGTAGCCGCATCATTAGTTCAGTCACTTTAAAAATTGAAAAACATGAATCAGGAATTGAAGACTACAAAAAAGCAAATTGTCTTTGGTGAGGATTCCGTCATTATCCAGAAATGGGAAGGCGACATCAAGGGCGGTCGTGCTTTGGATTGGACAGGCGTAAAAGATGAAGTTCTTTACGCAGGTCGTGTTATCGTGACAGATGGTAAGGGAACTTACAAGCCATTGCCTATTGAAACAGACAATTATAAGGCTTTGGGTACTGCCAGCGACCCATTGGAGCATTACAAGTATGCGGGTGTTCTCTATCGTTCCATTCTGAACGGTGAGCCAGCGGCAATTATGACTGCTGGACAAGTTAACAAGGTAGCAGCTAAGGCTGCAAATGGTGCAGACTATCCGGATGCGTTCCTTACAGCTATGCCAAAGATTGCTTTGGTTAGCGATGAGGATGCAAACAAGCTCGATGAGTCTGATGCAACCATGGACAAAGACTAAAAGAAGGAGGATAACAGATGGAAAAATCACTTTATTTTCAGTTGGTCAATAAATACTTCCCACAACTTGTTGCAAGTGTAGTAGAGAAGTTGAACGGCAAGAATCAGACTGCATTGACCTATATGTACCGAGACCACTTGACTAACACATATAGTCAGGACGGACGCTGGGCATCAATTACTGCGGAATACACACGAGTTGCTGCTGATGTTGTATCAATGGATGCAGAACTTCCATTGAAGAGCCGTGATAAGGTTTCAACCGCTGAGGGTCAAATCCCAAAGGTTGGTATGAAGCTTTACATGTCAGAGAAGCAGCTTAAGGATTTGGATAACATGATTGCGCAACGTTTGCCTCAGCCACAGATTTTGCGTAACTTGTTTGCAGACCTTCCTCGTTGTATTCAGGCGGTTTACGAGCGTATTGAAGATATGTTCCTCAGTGAGCTGTCAACAGGTGTAGCTTTGGCTACTCGTTCCGGTGGTACTGGTATCCGAATTGATGTAGGTTTTGCCGAGAAGAATAAGTTCGGTCACGGTGCTAAGGCTTGGGACGCAGAGGATGCAACTCCTCTTGATGACATCCAATTGGTTTACGACAAGGCGATGGAAGACCAAAATACCATCACTACTTGTTATCTTGATGATTACACAATCAAGTTGCTTGGCAAGAACAAGCAGGTTCGTGCTCAGTTTGCCTTCAATCAAGGCATTGCAACCAATAGTAATAGCAATATTCCTATTTTGAGCTTTGAGCAGATTGCTTCTATCTTCAGAAATAAGTGGCAGACTAACTTGGTACGTGTAGCCCGTACAATCAAGACCGAGATTAACGGCAAGAAGGGAACACACAACCCTTGGGCTAAGGGTCACATGACCTTTACATGCTATGATAACCTTGGTGATTTGTTCTGGACTAACGTAGCCGAAGCTACAAGACCAGTTGCAGGTGTTACTTATCAGTCAGCCGATGAGTATATCTTGGCTAGTCGTTATTCTACCAACGACCCACTCCGTGAGTTCACCAGCTCACAAGCAATGGTTGTTCCTATCTTGAATAACGTTGATGCTATCTATTCTTTGGACTCAACACAAGCAGTAGGTTAGGCTTATGAGAGGTGAGGTAATTAGTCCGTTCCGTGATAAGTTCCATTTTAACACCATCTATGAAGTAGGTGCAATCTTGGACTTTGACGAAGAACGCATGAACTCCCTTATCGAACGTAAGCTTTGCAAGATGTTGGAGGTGCAGAACGATAATAGTTCTGCATCTCCAAAAGACGATAAGGAAATTAAAGATACTCCTAAAAAGGAAGTCTTGAATGATGGAAAAGAAAATCCTAAAGAGGATGAAGATAAAAAATCAGAAGAGACACCTAAGAAGGAAGTCTTAAAGGAGAAGAAGGAGAGCAAGACTAAAAAGGAGAAAACCCCAAAAAAGGATGCTGCCGAGTCAACCGAAGAGACTTCTGAAAAGGAGAATGTAGAAGAGGAGCTTGACGAAAAGGCTAAGAGCGAGCAAGAGGCTGCAAAGAAAATCGCTGAGGCTATGAGTCAGGCTCAGAAATAATGATGTCACATGAAGATAAGAGAATACATTTCGCAGAAGTTGCGTGCTTGGAACATAACGGATGCTCAATTGGAAGATATTTCGTTAGGTATAGACCTTGACGAAGAATATACGTCTGATAATTCGCAGGTTGTAGGCAAGGCGATGATTTCCGTAATCGAGGAACTTATGCTTGCCCCATATATGAGCAATGTGAACGAAAATGGATTCTCTGTCTCTTGGGACTACTCTAGGATAGGACAATACTATATGTGGCTTTGCCGTAAGTATGGTGTTACTCCGGATAATGAAGTGGTGGCAGCTTTAGGGCTTTCCACTATCACGGATAAGTCTGATATTTGGTAAATGTCTAGGTTATGTTATATTCCCCTCATATATTAAAGAAAAAGTTCGTGAATAAGGTTGTCAACAAGTACAACGAGGTCATTAGCTCTTCTGAGGAATGGAAAGAAATGGGGCGTTGTCGGTGCGATGACAACTCTACCGAGCATTTCACTACCGATAATGGTAGCATATATACACCGAAATATCATATTGTTTGTGACAAGTGCCAGATTTCCGAAGGTGATGAAGTCAAAGTATATTCCGATGATGGAAGTTACCGAGGAGGTGGAAAGGTCTATAATGCCCCTAAGTGCAATTATCTTGGTTATATGAGTATCTATGTCTGATGTTATAAAGGATGAGATAGACGCTTTCTTTGCGCAGGGAGAAAGGGAAGTAGATGAATTCCTTGATAGGTTAGGTAAAACTGCTGTTGAGCTAGATAAGGCTAACGGAAACTACCGAAACCGCACAGGTAATCTCAGAAGGTCTAACTATAGTAATGTACATGACCACACCTTGACCCTTGGCAACAAAGCGGAATATGCGTCTGATGTTTCTTCTAGGGGGTATGATGTTATAGATTCGGGTATTCAGTATATCAAGAAAGAAATCGAAGATATGCGATGATAACAGAAATAGATGCTGGTCATGTAATCTATGATGACTTGGAACTTATGGGATTGGAACGAAGACTGAAAGGACATCTGATAAAGGGTGGACTTGAAGGGGAAAGACCTATGGTCGGTGAGAAGATTCCTGATGAAGGCATGATAGTAATCATTCCTAAGCGCATGAGTGCAGATAAGACATATTTCAACGATTGTACTATAGAGGTAAACATATTGCTCAAAGATATGGAGGGCGAGGCTAATCCTCAATTGAACGAGCTTTTAAAGAAGGCTATTCAAACCCTGTCCGACAATGAGGTCGGAAAAGTTGAGGATGTATGGTATCGTTATTCTATCCGCTCCCACGGCATAGAGCAAGAGAGTAGGTTGAGTTGCCATTACGCAAACATTACTATTGATTTTGAAACATTAAACGTAAGATAAGATGAAACCATTTATTGGAATCAAGAGAATTTGGTATGGTGCTCCTCTTACCGAGGCAAATACACCTGCTAAGTTGGCTACATGGTTGAAAACCGCTACAGAGGTTAAGAACAGCCATGAGGGAACATGGGGATATTCTCAGGATGACCCTAGTGTTACCGAGTACAAGAACGAGCTGAACGGACAGGTTTACTATCGTGACAAGACCGATGAGGGTGCTAAGACAATTACATTCTCTATTGGTGTCTTTTCATGGAAGAATAAGGTAGACTTGCAGGGTGGTAAGATGTACAAGGCAACTGGAGAAGAGACTACAACGGAGGCAGATGCAGTAGGTTGGTCTTCTAGCCAAGATTTGGCTAATATCAACAAGTGTATCGTTGCTCAGACCAAGACAGGGAACTACATCGTTTTCTCAAATGCGGCTATCGTTGCCAAGGGTGACCAGCAGGATAAGAATATCACTTTGGGTATTTCTGCCGTTGCTATGGAAAGCGAGATCGATGGTGTGGCTGGCGAGTACCAATGGGAAGGCTCTGCGGTTGTAGAACAAGAATAAGACATAGGCAACAAATGATAGAGGGGGATGGTGTTAATGCCGTTCCCCTTTTTTAATATTCAGAACCATGAGTAAGGCAAGTAAATTAGTTACGGATGCAATTCTTGGAGAGGACACCGTAACGATAATCGTGAATGGAAGGGCTTATTACGTTTCACCACCTACAATTATAAAATTGGTCAAGGCGGCTAAATACCTTGATAGTTTCGAAGAGGGCAAGACCTTAGCGGAAGTCTTATGCATGCTTAAGAATTTGGATGATGCTTGCAAGGCGTTGTCCGTATTCATACAAGGCGATGAATCCATTAGTGATGAATTATCTAAAGGAACGCTTGAAGAGGTTGTCAATGGCTTACAAACGGCTTATTCCTTAATCTCTATAAAGGATTTTCAGACGCTATCAATTTTGGCGAAGAGTGCGGCAAGGATGATAGCAAAACCACGACCATAGGTAACGATACACTCTTAGGACAGATTGCATCTTTTATGGATAGTCTGCACTTATCTTACCAAGAAGTCGTGAAAGAGATACCTTATAGAAATTTATTACTGATGGCAAAAGACAAGCAAAGAGTAGCATGTGGTGATGTAATGTATGAGGTAACGGAAGAAGAGTTTGGAATGAACTTCAAAAAAGGATAAGTTTAAAATAATGTAAATAAAGTATTAAAAGCACTAAAACGCTTGCAAGTTAGCGAAATATTATTTATCTTTGCAAGCGCAGAACAAAAAAGGATAAAATGGCGATTTAAGAAATTGATAAGATATTAGAGACACGAAACCCGATGGACTATACCGAAAGGCAGTCCGAGTCACTATTCCTTTGACTTTGCAATCGGTAGTTTCGTGTTTTTGTGTTTAAAATAAGATGCAAGACGTAAGGTTGATATTCGAGATACTGGTTTCCATGTTGCTTTGCGTTTGTCTCATATTGCTTGCTGTAAGTAGATATAGGCAAAAGAAAAAGCGTGAAGAACCGGAGCGAAAGGAAATGGACTTGATAGACTTCTTTTCTTTGGGAGGAGTTGCCTATTATTGGAACAAAGGTGGTAAGCAGCAGAAATGCTACACATACGAAGAATTTCTGAAAATCAAGGCTGACTACGTGGAGCTTTGGTTGAATCAGAATAGATATATTTTTAACTCTCAATTAGATTGCGATGATATATAGAGTATTTGTTTTGTTTCCGACAATAGTTGTATCAGATAGTATTGTCGGTATAGCTTGGCTAGGAAAGGTCTTTGGCTGGCGATATGGAAAGAACAAGAAAAAGAGCAAGAATGTGTCCTTAATGATAGGATATAACACAGGAATGTCTCTTAAGTCGAAAATAGATGATAACGCAGCGGATGATTATTTAAGACGCATTGCCGAAGAAAACAGAATCTAAATTCAAGGGTTAGAGTCCCTTTTTTACAACCATATTACTTGTGGTTATTTTTATACATCGGTTTTTATTAACGATTGTTTTTTATGGTAGATAAATGTATAAAAACGAGCACAAGTTCCCTTATAGATGGACTAAAAAAGATGCTAATTTCACAAAAGACAAAGGTAAGGTGATGTCTTGCTTTTGTTGTGGAGGTGGAAGTTCCTTTGGTTACAAACTAGCTGGCTACGATGTTGTAGCCTGTAATGAGATAGACCCAAAGGTTATGAAGATGTACTTGAAGAATCACGATGTCAAGTATTCTTTCAATTGTGATATTCGTGAGTTGATTACCAATATCAATATGGGGGGGCATATTATGAAAGAAGAGTTGCATAATTTGGATATATTGGATGCTAGTTTCCCATGTTCTGTATTCAGTATTGCAGGTGACCGCCAAAAGGCTTGGGGAAAGGAAAAAGTATTCCGAGAAGGTCAGAAGGCGCAAAGGCTTGACGATTTGGCTTTCTACTCTATTGACCTTGCTAAAGAACTAAAGCCAAAGGTGGTGGTTTTTGAGAATGTCCAAGGTTTGTTGCAAGGTGAAGCTATCGAGTACGTGAAAGAGATTTACAAGCAGATGGATAATGCCGGATATATCTTGCAGCATTGGTTGCTTAATGCACGTAATATGGGTGTTCCTCAGAATCGACCTAGGGTGTTCTTTCTAGGATTACGCAAAGACCTTTGCGAGCCGTTTATGGTTCAGAAGGATTTGTTCGAGCGAGTGCCTAAGATAGATATGGACTTCAACGAGAAAGAAATTGTCTTGGATGAGTTCTCGGACTATAATGGAAGACAGATTCCTAAAGGAATGATGAAGTATTGGGAGTATAGAAACGAAAAGGACAATTCTATCGGTGATATTGTCAAGCGGATGGATAATCGTCTTTCTATGTTCAATAATATGTTTCTTAAAAAGAACAAGGTATGCAATACCATATCAGCAATGGAAGATAGACTTGTGTATTATGATAATCCAAGTTATCTTTCAGCACATGATACGATTTTAGCATCAACATTTCCGATGGATTATGACTTTAATGGCATGAAACCTTGGTTTGCTTGCGGAATGTGTGTTCCTCCTGTTATGATGGCTAATGTAGCTACAAGAATCTGGGATTGTTGGTTATCAAAGATTAAAAAGGAGGAATGCGCATGATAACAGCAAGTATGACATCGGGAGAGATGCGTAGAGTACGAAACTTAGATGAAGCTAGAATCTATGAGTTTCAGATGCGAAAAGCTAATGAGCTTAAACGTGAAATGAGAAAGCAGAACGTAAGACAAATAACAAAGACCTTTGAGCTTGCTACACCTAATGCCGATTATTTCATCGTTGTAGGTGTAAAACATGGCGATGTATTTGCTTCCGGTGTGTTCATTTATCTGAAGGAAACCAACGAGTATATTCCTATGAGTAGAAACGAGGGGTATAGCGAAGATTGTTTTGCTATGAGCGTTCATTTTCTGAAGAGATTTGCAGAAAGGTTTTTGAAAAAAGACTTACCGATTGCCAAGATATTGCAAAAGATATATACATCGTTTACAGGTGCAGTTCAGCTCTATAGTGATGACAAGACAAGAAGAGTTGTATTTGCTATTCCGGAAGGGCTTATACTCACAGAATACGAGCACGAAAAGCATATCATCCACTACAAAACCTTTGTAAGCATGGATATGCTAAAGAAGACACAAAAACGAAGTTACGAGAAGATAAGTGCATTTTTAATGGAATCTTGTCAGCAAATAGCTAAAGCAAGAGAAACCGGAAATGACGAAAGGCTGTGCGTTGTGTATAGAAGGTTTTACAATGATATTGATTTGCTAGATACAAAGGAGGCGCAAGCCATATATTCAAGTTTCTTTGAAAAAGGAGGTAACAATGAAAGATAAATGTATAACAAGGTTTCTTGGTGATATTAAGCCTATAAAGAATTACGAAAGGTATTATGTTAGCAAGCTGGGACATGTTTTTACTATTGGGAGAACGTCTCAATTAAAGGAAATCGCACCTTGCAAGACATCAAAAGGTTATCTGAAGGTATGGCTTTACAAGAACGGAAAGCGCAAGATGTTTTATATACATCGTTTGGTAGCTCAGGCTTTCTTGGAGAATCCGGAAGCGTTGCCGATGGTGAATCATAAGGATTTCGACAAGACGAATAACGATGTAGACAACTTGGAGTATTGCACCGCAAGATACAATGTGATTTATTCTGCTATAGCAAAGAAGACTTCATCTGTATACTTGGGCGTGACGTGGAATAAGAACAACAGAAAATGGCAAGCTCAGTACCAGATAGGTAAGAAGAAAATTTATATCGGATGCTTTGGGACGCAAGAAGAAGCTCACGAAGCTTATGTTAACGCTATTAAAGAGATTTGATATGCTAGAATTAAACAGAATATACAATTCCGACTGTATAGAAGGAATGAAGCAAATAGAGAGTGGGGAGGTGGATTTGATTGTTACTGACCCTCCGTATTGCATAGCCTACAAGACTGGGTGGAGAGCTGACGACCATCGTTTCTCTAAGGAAATACTCAATGATGATAATGAGCAATTGATTATTGATTATATGAGCGAATGCTACCGGATTTTAAAGGATGATAGTGCTGCTTATATTTTCTGTAGTGCCAAGACCTTGGACTTTTTTATGCAACAAGCGAGGAATGCAGGGTTTACCATTAAGAATGTGCTCATTTGGCGAAAGAACAACCATACGGCTGGAGATTTAGATGCGCAATATGGTCAATGTTACGAGCCAATCCTGTACTTGAATAAAGGCAGACGAATCATAAACGGCAAGCGTTTGGAGGACGTGTGGGACTTTGATAGAGTTCCATCAGATAAATTGGTACATCAGAACGAGAAGCCAATCCCCTTGCTAATGCAATGCATCTTGAAATCATCGAACGAAGGAGATTTGGTGTTTGATGGCTTTATGGGCAGCGCAAGTACTGCTCTGGCTTGTATGCGGACAAATCGGAATTACCTTGGTTTTGAATTGGATGAGGATTATTTCAAGGTGGCACAAAGAAGAATTAAGGAAGAATTGTTTAATCAAAAAGATATGTTTGGATATGCTGGAGTTAAATAGAATTTATCAAGGTGATTGTCGAAAGCTTTTAAAGCTGATTGATAGTGATAGCATAGACCTCGTATGTTCCGATGTGGCTTATCCGGTTCAGTCTAGGGGTGGCTCAGGGAGTATGGGAGGATATTGGACGGAATCTCAAACAAGAAAGGGCAAGATATTCAAGAGTAACGATATTGATATTTCGGACTACATCAATGATTTGTACCGGATATTAAAGGACAGGTCGCATTGCTATCTGATGTGTAATGATTATAATTTAATGCACTTTCTTGATGTGGTAGGAAAGAGTGAGTTCCATTTTACCAAATGCTTAATATGGGATAAGTGCGCAAAAATATGTGGCCGCTATTATATGGCACAGAAAGAGTATATCATCATGCTACGCAAAGGTGGTGATAGACCGATAAATGAATGTGGTACATCTGACATTCTGAGTGTTCCTATTCCAACCAACAAGCGCAAGGATAAGGATGGTTTGATTAATCAGACTGAAAAACCTGTAAAGTTGATGGAGATATTAATTAGAAACTCGACAAATGTTGGTGATGTTGTTCTAGACCCATTCATGGGGAGCGGTACAACGGCAAGAGCTTGCGTAAACCTTGAAAGAAAGTATATAGGCTTTGAAATAGACCAGCGTCAAGTAGATTTTGCTAATAACGAATTAAAGAATATGAGTAGGCAGTTAAGTCTGTTTTGAAACTATGGATATGTGCAAGGTGTTTTGTTGCAATCCTGTTGTAAGAAATGGGAATAAAGAAACAACGGATGCTCTTATAAGAGCTATGAGAGACGAAGCCTTAAAACGAGGGTTGGTACGTGATGAATTGATAGGTTTTTGCAACCGATTCTTGAGAGAAGGCGAAATCAAAGCTTGTATAGAGCATTTGCTAGATAATTTCAAACGTTATTTTTGGAGGTATCATTGATATGAGAAGAAGAAAGTTGAACAAGTCTCCAGTGCTAGGCTTCTGCGGATTTGTTATCGGTTACGAATGCAAGGAAAAGGGAATAAAGCTGATGGAGTGCGATAAGGCGCAAGCAGATGCAATCATAGTTCCTCATCACTTTTCACACAAGGTAACGAAGAATAGTTGCTTGAATCTTTTGGTATTGTATAAGGATAAGATAAGGGGTGCAATGCAAATAGGGTATGGAATCCGACCTCACATCAAGACTGAAAAGGGCGAAGTGTTGGATTACCATCAAGTGAGGGAATTTGACAGAATGTGGTTGTCTGATGATATGCCAAAGTTTAGCGAGACGATTTGCCTATCTCTCTTGCATAAGTATATTAGGGCAACACATAAGGAAATCAAGTACCTTATATCTTATGCCGATACGTCCATAGGTAACAAGGGAACTATATATAAAGCTGCAAACTATGAGCATATTGATACCATTAAGGCAGATTTCTATGTGTTACCAAGTGGTGAGCGTGTGCATCCGGTTACGATGTGGCATCGGCACAAGACAAGAGCATGGGAGGTTCTAACGAAGCTATACCCAGGAATAAAAAAGGCAGAAGGGTTTCAACTTAAATTTCTGAAGAAGTTATGAAGAAAAGAAATAAATGTATTCCTCGTCATTTGCATCCAGATCCTGAGCATTGGGTTAAAAAGGGTCAATCTTGGAAGGCGAAGGTAGCTTATGAAAGCGAGGATGATGCTTGGGAGTTTCTAAATCAGAATCCGAAGTTACGGGCACAAGGTATGGCGGTGTATCGGTGTAGGATATGCAACAAATATCATATAGGGCACAAGAACAACAAATAAAAAATATAAACAGCAATGATAGTAATAAAAATCAAAACATGGAAAGACTGGAAGAAGGACTTTCTTGATTGGGTGCAAGAACCTCGACGCAAAACTTGCAAGGATTTTGTAGACTATATGGAGGCTTTGCAAAATCGTGTTCTCTACAAAATAATAGCCGATACTTGCGATAAATACGGCAATATGCGTGAGGGGCAAATCCAAGACATCACAGAAGCAGTCGAAAAATGCGTGGCTGAGTGTGCTAAAGAAGCACGCAAGTTAATCGATGAATGTCAGCCCGTAAAATTCTTCTAAGGCTGTAACTCTCATTACAAGCAACACAAACTCTACACAACAAGCGCAGTCAGCGTTATTTTAAAACATAAATAGTTGAGAATATGAAAAAAGAAGATAGACTTAAAATATATCGCAAATACGATGGGCATTGTGCTTATTGCGGCAAGAGTATAGAGTATAAGGATATGCAGGTTGACCATCTTGTTCCGAAAAATCGAGGTTGCTACTCTCGGTGGAGCGAAAAGGAGGGAAAATTTGTCGTATTCCATGGCGATGATTCCATGGAGAACTATATGCCATCTTGCAGGTCTTGTAATCTTCGTAAGCGTGATATGAGTTTGGAACAATTTCGTTCGGAGATTACTAGACAGGCTAAAGGATTGCTTAATGGTAAGGCTTCTTTCCAAGTAAAGATGTCGCTTGCTTATGGTTTAATCGAAGAGCACTTTGATAGACAAATTGTGTTCTACTTTGAGAAATTTAAATAGTTGAGAATATGAAGAAGTTTAAGAAGTCGATAGAGATTAGCACTAAGAATATTTCAGACGTTCTTCAAGTGCCAATTGTTACAAGTTTATACAAGACTAAGAATTTTAAAAACCCTTGTCTTGAAGGTCGTAGTGTTCCTTATGATACTATAGCACTGATGTATGTTCATATCGAAGGCTTTGATAGCGATTTTTGTATTAACCAAGGCTACATTCTCGCTCTTGACATTTGTGATACTTGGTATGCCTTTTCAAAAGCAGGATGGGAAAAACATAAAAACGATGAGGTATGAAGAAGAAAGGATATTACGAATACGGAAACGGAATCTACCCTTTGAAACTTTGGGTACACATCGGTAAAGACTTGAAAGAGCTGATAGATTCATGTTTTGACAAGTGCAATGCTCCCGATAGTGATTACGGCGGCGTTACGTATTCCGATGCTGTCAGGAAGAGCGACAGAAGGCGCGGCGTTCTTGTCTCGTTTCCGTGTCAGAAGGTTATGTCGATGAACTATTGCTGCCATGAAGCTTCTCACGTCTGCGATGCCATCGAGGAACATACTGGCTTGGAACACGGCGGCGAGCCCTCAGCCTACTTGATGGGTTGGATTGCGTCTTGCATCAACAATGCTCGTTTGGGCATTGGAGATTTCGTTGAAATTGTAGATAAGGAAGAAAAATAGCCCAAAGGCAAAATACCATTTGGTGTTTACCCCATCACTATATATAATAATGTAGTGGTGGGGATTTTTGTGTTAACGTCAGCAAATTATTTGTTTGTATTATTATAGAGTGTTAAAAGCTATAGGAAATACATTAAACAACTTGCATATTTCGAATATTCTTTGTATCTTTGCATCGTAATTAAGAAATAAAGGTTACTAATTAAAAATGGTGAGACACACCATAAAAACTGTAAGAAGAAAGTGAAAAAGTTTTTTGAAAACTTATCTGAAAAGTTTAATGATGCGGCTTTTGAGGCGCAACTTGATGATTTTACTTGCGAGTTTGATGCTATTAACAAACCTGCTGAAATCGTGGTGTCCGTTAAGAGTAGAAAGGTTATCCATTCATATGGAAATATTTCTTCTTATCCATATTATAATGTAGATAAGATTAATATCTATAATGAAGACGGAGAAGACGTTTCTTCAAAATATCCTTTGTTCTGCCAAAGAGTTAAGGATTGCGTGCCTTCTTATAAAGATGTAGAGAATGACTTGAGGGAGGCAAATATGAGCGATACCGAGCTTTATTTCGGCTCAGAGGCTAATTATTTGCATTACAAGTATGGTAACTAAATGGTTTGGATATGGAGTACGAAAATAACTTTGTAGATCTTTCATCTGTAATGAGTCACGCCCTTGAAATATTAAGGTATGAACTAGAGTATGGATGGACATTGGCTCTTATGCCAAATGATGTGTGGTACAACTAATTACTTTTAAAATTTCAAATTATGGCAGAATATAAAGTTGAAGTAGATTTGTCGGACTTGTTCGATGATATGACCATCAACGAGCAGAAGAACTTTTTAGTAGAAAAGTTCAGTTCCTTACCTATAAACAAGATGGTTGAAGTAGCTGGAGAAATACTGGATAACCTTAATGGCGACCAAGTAGCTAAAGTTATAGAAGACGCTTTCGATAACTTGCATGAGCAAGGTCAAGAGCAAGTAATCAACTATGTGAACGAATAAGGCTATGATGTCCGACAAACAATATAGAGTTGCTCGCAAGGGTGTTGTCGAGCAACTTAAATTAGCTCAGAGACTTCATTGCAAGCACATGGAGCAGAAGTATAAAGTGGCTTTGGAGAAGTTAGAGAAACGCTTCTTAAAACCGGATGCCGTGGGATGCTTCGATTTGGGCGCAAGGGTATCAAATAGTTATTATCATCTTTAAATGGTTAAGGTTATGGGTACAAAAGTAGAAGTAAGAACTATTCCTTTGTATGGATTGTTCATCCATCGTAAACAAGTTTGGCGGTCACTCGGTAAATTAAGAGCAGAAAGCCATTCTACGACAGCGCAAAAGGTGTTTATGAATGAGCATAATACTGAGGTATCAACTGAGAATGCTGATTTCATTGATGGCTTGAAAGTCACTCCTTATGATGGTGAGCTGCCAAAAATATCAAAAAACGTTGGTAGTATGAGTTACTACCAGTATTGTTTAACGCAAAAATTGGTTTAGTTATGGAAACTGAGATTAATATAGTGGAAATCCTAAAGGATAAACCACAAGGAACTAAGTTATATTCTTCCGCCTGTGGTAAATGCAAGTTAGAAGAAGTAGATGATAAAAGTTTCAAAATATCCTTCTATAATTCAAAGTTTGGTTTTATGAATGGTGGAGAAGGGCATCTTGATAAAAATGGCAAATTGTATGATGACGGAGAATGTGTTGTTTTTCCATCAAAAGAAATGCGAGATTGGTCTAAGTTCGCATGGAAGAAAGGCGATGTCTTGGTTAATAAAGATGGGGATGTACATATTATATTTGAAAGATTTGTCGATGGTACATATTGCTCTTTCGTAGGGAAATATTATCTTTGGAAAGAGAATAATGATACAGAACAGTTCTATGAAAAAGAACGATTGCTAACTTCTGATTTCCAAAAAGCAGGTAAAGATGCTGTTCAGACCTACATCAGCACCATCGAGGAGCGATTGGGTGGCAAACTTAATCGTGAAACCTTGGAGATTGAGAAGACTCAGCCAGAGTTCAAGGATGGGGATATTGTGTTTATGAAAGGAATTAAAGATGGATATTTTGCAAATTGTATTTTCATCTTAAGAAGTGAATATAAAGATGGAGACGAAAGAGCTTTTTACTATGCTTTCTATAATGCTGACGATAAATTTACTACAGCTGAATATGGTTATACAAGAGTTCATTATAGTCTCCGCCCAGCAACTGACTCTGAGAAGCAGCAACTCTTTGATGCTCTCGCAAAGAAAGGCAAGACTTGGGATGCAGAGAAGAAACAGATTGTGGATTTGAAGCCAAAGTTTGATGAGCTGAAACCATTCGATAATGTGTTGGTTAGACATCAAAAAACAGAGGAATGGCGTGCAAATATATTTAGCCATACAGATAAGACAGATGAATATCTTGACTATGTATGTGTTAATGGTAGATGGGAGTTCTGCATCCCTTACGAAGGCAACGAATCATTGTTAGGTACAACTAAAGACGTGGAGGGATAGATATGATTAGAGACGATGTAAAGATAATTGTAACACCAACTGGTGTATCACTTAAAGAAGCCTTGACTAAAGAAGAAGTTAAGGCACTCAATGAAGAAGCTTCCATCTATATGAATTATGAAATCCCAGAAGTAAAGCTTGGTGGCAACCCTCCTAGTGGCAAGGAAAGCCGTAGAACTAGGAGAATGTTAGAACTCAGAAAAAGAAAGGGTAGATTATGAATGATGAAAGCATAGATGTTAACATTAGTTTTATCAATAATGATTATTTCTCAATATCTGTAAGGAATGGGTATATTTCAGTTATTGGTAGAATAACCAAGTCAGAGATGGAAAATTTTATAAAGGCTCAATATTTCGAGATTAAAGAGGTATTGGATAAAAATAGTAAGAAAGGAAGATAATTATGATAGACAAAAATAAAATAGCAAAAGCTGCAAGAAAATGTTTAGCAGCTTTTAGAAAGGCAAATCCAGATGGATATTCATCATCCATCATTGACATAGAGAGTAATTGCTTAAAAAATTTTAAAGATGGTGCTAAGTGGGCTATCAATGAGTTCCAAATGGACTTGTGGCATCCTATGCAAGAAGAGCCTAAACTTGTCGGAGAAGAAATAATAATAGACGAGTTTCTAGAGGGTAAGAGATATCCTATGGTTCAAAAGTATATGGTAGGTGTAGAGTTTCCTCCTACTATTGAAACCATTAGATGGATTAGTAATTGGGATTCTTTTCTCTCCGAAATTTGTGATGAAGTAAAAATGATTCGTTGGTGTTATTTTAAAGATTTGCTTCCAAAGGAAGGAGGTGAGCAATGAAAGGATTATGTAGTTACTGCTCCAGATATTTTTTTTGTAGCAAAAGACCCAAACAAAATGAGGAGGATGTAATACTTTGTTCAAGCTTTACCCAGAATAATGATAACGAAGAAAACATTTGGGAGCAGAGAAGATATGAGATAGCAAAAGATGTTGCAGCAGGTCTTGTACAACGTCTTAACTCTACGTATGACAGTGTTGTTAATTCTGCCATCAAAATCGCAGATAAATTAATAGAACGTTTAAAGGAGAAGTAAGTTATGATAGATAAAAATGATAGATTAAAAGTTCCTAAAAGACTTTATATTATGGACTACCAGCTAGAGCCATGTAAGATTGATGGAATCTCTGACGCAAGACTCAACGCATTCCCATTCAATACAACTAATGGGAAACTAATAGAATATTTGTGTCTCGACACCCTATGGCATCCTGCTAGTGAAGAGCCAAAGAAAGTGAAGAATCTCCTATTGGAAACAACCTATGAGTACGGAAAGCCTATTTATCATCTTATAAAGTATATGCCAAATGGAAACAATGTTTGTGCTTGGAGAGAATGGTATAAAGGTGCTCACATATCTCGTTGGCTTTATATTGATGATTTATTACCAAAGGAGGGAGGTGAACAATGAAAGAGCTTAAAGATTTGGTTGCTGGTGATGATGTACTAGTTGCAGGTAGTTCTTGCAGACGTATCACCAAAATTGATAAAGTAACAAAGACTCAAATTGTTGTTAATAACGCTAGATTTAGAAGAGATTCGGGCTGGCAATGCGGTAGTGACAGATGGAATGTTAGAAGAATATCTGTTCCTACAGAAAAGGAAATATCAGATATTAAAGAAGAGAATCTTCGTGAGACTCTCATCTACGCTATCTGTTCTTTTGATTTCAAACGCTTATCAACAGATGAGTTAAAACAAGTGTACAATATTGTAAAAGGCAAAGAAAAATGAAAAAGAATAAACACTCGTTAAAGATAAGTCGTAGCTTCTTTGGCGATACTACCCTTGATGGTTATCCTATAGCTACATATTCGAATGACGAATTGAAGATTCTAAAGAACCTGCTAGAAAAGGTTCTGTGTGAAGTAAATGAATATATTCATCTTTAGAATAGTAAAGCGTATGGCACAGAAAGAATTTAGGAAACCACCTCGTTATATGGTGGGTGATATAGTTTATAGTCACGGATTTATTTGTATTGTCTGTAGTATCTATCCGTTCAATATAGATTATTCTTACGACTTGAAAGTTATTGATGGGCAAAGCTTGGGCAAAATTTGTCAAAATGATATTATGCACGTTCATATTTGGGAAGAGTTTCTTAAAAAGAATGGATGGACATGTTATCGCTCTGAAGGAGAATGTTTTGGGCATAGGTGGTATAAACACCAAGAATACCCTTTCACTTTGCGATATAATAATTTCTTGGGAATTATCGGAGTATCTTTCAATGACGGAAAAGACGATACTGTTATGATAAAATGTGTAGATGAACTCCAACATATTCTTTTTGGCTTGCAATTAGATAGCAATTTAAAAATATAAGCGTATGTATTTTGAATATAGAATAGTCAAAATTGAGAAAGGTTTGTTTCTCATCGAATATAAGACCGCTCCTTATGGAGTTTGGCATGAAGTGAAAGATAAGCAGTTCAAGACTAAGCCAAAGGCTGAAGCTTGGGCTAGAAAGAACTTAGTGTAAAAAGTAAAGCGTATGGATAAGTTAGAATATATTCCAGGAGATTTTGTGACAATAGAAACAGTATCAACGAAACCAAGAGTAGTAAAAGTTTCAGATGTTGATAAGAATAGTGTTATCTATTGTGAAGGTTGGGGAAATGTCGGTTACTATGACGAGATAAAACCTATTCCTTTAACAAAGGATATACTTCTTAGAAACGGATGGAAAGTTAGCAGAGATTCGTTGTTGCTAAAAATTGATAATAATGTTACATTGGGGGTTGTCTTTGCATTTGAACATAAAGTTTGTTATATCAGAGCAACGAATGACATTATTCACAAAGAGCAAAATTTTACTAGGTTGAAGCTTTCTGATGTTGATTTTGTTTCTGATTTACAGCACATTCTTTTCGGCTTGAACATTAATCACAAAATGGAGGTGTAGGTATGGCAAAGAGAATTATTATAAAGTTGCATCCAGAGCGATACATAGTTCAAGACAATATGCTATTCGGCTGTATTCCATTCATCTATGTGGCACGAAAGGTGTTTAATACTATAGATGAAGCAAGAGAATATGTTGGAGAGCCTTGCGATGAGTATTGGTTTGCTTAACCGCCTTCGGGCATAAATAGATAGAATATGACAGTAGAAGAATTGATTAACGAATTATCAAAGATTGAGGATAAGACTATGGAAGTCAACTTCCCATATTCTCATGGTACACAAGAAAATGGGCAACCCATGAATGTTGATAGTGTATCAGTATTTGATGATTGTGTTGTAATTTATTAACCATCCCTTATGGGATATAAATATAAGTAATAATGAAAAAGATTAGTACAGAACGTTTGGCAGAGCTTCTTAAAGCTGAATACAAGTTAGACTTGTTGGAAGCAGGTGGAGTTGACAACTGGGATGGCTATGATGTTAGCCTTAGTTGCGAGTATGACGATGAAACAGAATCTTACTTTGATTTCAAAAAGAAGTCAGACGAGGAAATTACCTCTGAGTTTGAAGATGTTGAGTAACTAACTACCCTCTCCTGCAAAAGGGAGAGGGATAATTAAGAAGAATATGTACGCAAAAGTAAAAAAGACAGGAGAAATTTTATATGATGCTTATATGGACGAGATTGATAATGGCTACTATCTCGTTAAAGGCATAGACAAAGAAGGTAAAAAACGCTCGTTCTATCCTCATGAGACTACGGACTTGTATAGTTCAACAAAACTTATAGTTTCTTTCAATAAAAAAGAAGAAGACACTAAACAGGTGTGCTTTCTAGGCAAGGGTGGTTGCGTCTTATGTGGTGGTGGGGAAGACTCAGAGATGAGTAAACTGTGCCATACGCTATGGATGCCACCAAAAGAATATGATAAAGAGCAACATTGTATTTGTAATAGATATGATACTACTTCTTGCAATTTTACAGAAATGGATATGAGTAAAGTGTTTATACTTGCAAAGAATGGTCGTTATATACCTTTTGAGGAAGCACTGAAAATGAGAGAAAGAATTAGTGTATAACAGTATCAAACAGATTCAGACTAACAAGCCAACTCGCAGTCCTCCAAGAGATAGCTGCCGACTATCAAGGCAAAACCATTGACAACATCATTCAGAAGATGGGGGCAAGGCTTGACGAAGTGATTAAACAAGAAACAATTTAGAACTATGGATAAGAAAGAGAAATCAATCAATAGTCATATTGATAAGGCTATAGGCTATTCAGATAAGGCTCATGACGAGTTGCAAATCGCTCTAAATATTGCTTTGGAAGGAAAAGGGCTTAGTGACCAGGAAAAGGAACTTCTAAGCGTTGACTTTGCAACAGGACCAGAAGAAGCCGTAGAGCGTGTTGCTGATGGTAGTTGTAATGATGAACATACCAGTGTATGGGATAGCTCAATTAGAGACTGCCGAATATCTGAGGTATATCGCATGACAGGTGAGCAGATACGTGAATATTTTAATTTGTAACTATGGATAAGAAGAAAGTTAAAGAGCTGATAGAAGAAGCAAAACATTTAGCAATTTTACGCAAATATGAAAATAGACAGACATATTTGAATAATTGCATTTGTTGTTTGAAAGAAGCTTTGGAAGAACTCTCCAAGTCAGACTGGGTATCTGTTGAGGATGGGTTGCCTCCTTACGATGAAAGCGTTTTGGTAACAAATAAAGAAACTCCTAAAATTGTATTGAAGACAAGTAGAACTAAATGCAAAGGTTGGAATACAGATAAAAATGGATTCCTTTGTGCTGTTGCGTTCAATATCACTCATTGGAAACCTATTGAAAAGTTGGAGGAATAAGTATGCATAATAAAGTTAAAGAAGCATTAGGTAGTGCAAGCTACCTTACATATCACTGGAGCCAGTACACCTTCGAGCAGCTTGAAAAAGAAATGGCTAGAGTGTGCGGACTATGTAACAAGGCTTTAGGCGTTTCTAAAGATGATAGTATTACTGATTTTGAGCGTGGACAATGGTCAGTTATTCAAAACATAATTGGCTACGTAAAATATTATGGATTAGCAGCAGAACTTTTCCGTGAAGCTGGCATCGGTTACAAGAAAATAAAGGCTCTCCAGAAGGATTGCGGTTGTTCCTACAAGGAAGAAGTTTATGACTTCCTGAAGGAAAGTCGTAACGGTGGGGCTTATTTAAAATTGGAGGATTAGCCTATGATTATAGAAGATATAATCAACGAAAAGTGTGTAACCTTTATGACTGAAGAGCCTATGGATAATATCCAATCTGCTGAGTACTTCAAGGAAAATATCCTACCAAATGAAGTAGAGATTACACACGATGATGGTAACTATTTTGAGGTTTCTGTTAATTGTAAATCATATAGTTGTGACGTATATGGCAATGGTGATTTTTATCACTCTATTGCCGAGTTTAAATTATTGGAGGATTGATTATGACAAAATTTAAAGTAGTTAGATATTGGGATACATATCCCGATAGAGTCATTGCAACTTGCGATACAGAGGAAGAGGCAGAAAAGATATGTAATGAATATCGTAGAAACCGCAAGTCTATGTATGACTATTTAGTCAGAAAGGATGGCGAATAATGACTAGAGAAGAGTTAAGAAATAATTATGGAAATGAAATCTGTGAGTTATGCCACCGAGAGTATTATACTAGCAGAGCACTCCCAGAATCACTTTGCGAAGGTCAGTTTTGCGAAGAGGCAGAAGATTATTTCGCAGAAGAACATAATATAAAATTGGAGGATTGATTATGAATCGTAAAGAAGCAGCAGAGTTATCGCCATTTATTAAGGCGTTTGGCGAAGGAAGGATTATCGAATTTTCTAGTATTACTGATGTAAGTAAGGCATGGAGAGAAGTTACAGATTTTCCTATTGGAATGATTAAAAATTTCAAGTTCCGCATCAAGCCAGAGCCAAAGTACAGACCTTTTGCCAATGCAGAAGAGTGCTGGGCAGAAATGCTCAAGCACCAGCCGTTTGGTGTTGTTAAAGATAAGTACTTTACTAATTATCAAACACATCGTGCATTCACATGCTTAATTACTAATAGCTGTGAATTCGGTGAATATGAAGATGAGACATTTGAAAGTAGCTTTAAGAATTTGTTATTTGCCGATGGTACTCCATTTGGCGTAAAAGTTGAGGAATAACATATGATATTGTATCAGATTTGGTGTAAACGTACTTATGTTAGTGGCGGTTTCTGTGAAGGTGAAGATGAGCCAACACAACTAATATTTACTACATTAGATAAGGCACGTTCAAAAACACCAAAAGACCATTATAGTAAAGAAAATGGTTCACGTGAATATTACATTAAAAAGATTGAAATTGAATAAGAGTGGAGGAATAGCTTATGACAGAGCAAGAATGGGGAAAAGTTCATCTTGGAAGTATAGTCGAGTACAATACAATTAATTGGGCAAAATTACTTTTTGGAGGTTTAATCTATGGTGGGTATCACGATTCATATAGAACAGAAGTCTTAGGAATACGTGCTGACAAAAAGATATGTTGCAAGTTAGATGGCAAGAAAAAGCCAAGATGGTACAATATTAATGGATTTAAGTTAATAGTGGAGGAATAGTTATGGCATGGTTATGTGTTAATAGTTTTGGTACAGAACTTATATTTGAAACAGAGCCTCACAAAGCTGTATATAGCTGGAGAGACGATTATGGTTCTTGCAAATGCATAGAAATACCACAAGGTAGTATCAAGAAACTCATCGGAAGAGATTTGTCTTGGCAAGATGAACCTGTTGAACTTAAAGAAGATTGATATGGAAGAATTATTAAAGGCATTATTGGATGTATATATTCCAGTATTAAATGCTAATTGCAAGAAAACGTTTGCATTCTTAGATGAATACGTTCCACCACCTACAAGAAGGGAGAGACGTAAACGTGAAAGAGAACTTAAAAAGAAGAAATATGAGTGATAAAGTTAAATATTTATGGCTTGCTTGTGATAAAGATGGCGAGCTAGTGTTGTTCAAAGATAAACCATTCCGAGATGATTGGTATGGATTTTGGAGTAAGTGGAAAAGTGGTATTGATTATAATTGTAATGATGAGATAACTGCTAGAGACCATAGAAACAAAAGATTTACTATCCCAAGAAACAATATTGATTTATCATGGGAAGATGAGCCTATAAAAGTAAAATTAGTTTTTGAAAAGATAGGTGAATAAAATGTAGAACTTAAAGGAGAATAGTTATGACAAAACCTTACAGAATCAAGCATAAGGTTAGTGGATATTTCTACCAACGTTACAACGGAAGTAACCTTGGTAAGAAAGGCAAGGTGTATATGAATAATCAATCACCACTTACAATGTGTGATAATGAGAACTTTATACGTATTCAGATTCGTCACAACACTTTAGCTTATAAGGCATTGAAAGATATGCTTGCCAAATATATTATAGGTAAAGATGATGAGTGTGAATATCATAGTACATCTTACAGAGTTCCAAAAAGTGAATTTGAAAAAGAAGAATTATAGCTTATGAAAATTAAAGATATTAAATTCAAGGCTAAACGTCTTGATAACGGAGAATGGATAATCGGAAGCTTTGTTGTAATGAAGATTCCTGCACTTAGCAAAACTACTATAGGTATCGTAGCATCAGAAGGTGCAACGCTTCATGAAATTGACCCTACTACTGTCTGTCAGTTCACAGGGTTAATAGATTGCGAAGGCAATGAAATTTGGGAGCACGACCTAATACATTTCGTAGGGTATAAGCCTACAGCCGAAGTGCTTTGGTCAGAAGAGGACTATGCTTTTATGGCAGCCGGCGAGAATGAACCTCTTTATTTGCTTCCACATGTTCTGGAAATTGGTAAGATAGAAAGAGTTGGCAATAAATTCGATAAAAAGAAGTAGCGTATGAAGCGTATAAAAAGTATATTCTCTATGTTTGCTTATTGGGATAGAGTACATCAATTCCCAGACGGGCATATTAAAGTAGAAAATAATTTAGCTTGGAGAAGAAAACATATGCATGTTCGCAGTAGTAATAAACAAATACCTTTTTAGCGTATGAAAAAAGAAACAAGAAATGTAGTAGTTCTCGATTGGGAGGATAAAATTAAGCTACAACAATTTATCAAGGATTTGGAACAAATCTCTGAGACTTACCAAAGGCCTTGTAAGGAACTTACAGGTATCAATAATACAATTTACTATCTCAAAACGATTGAGGAGGAAATTAATTAAGATATGAGACTTTTAAAGAAAGATAAGCTAACGGCATATTGGGATAAGAAAGAGAACTGCATTGGTGCTTATCATCCTCTAGGGTTTATGACTCAAACAGATGCTCATTATCTTTTCGATAAGGTCTTCACCAAAGAGTTTGTCAAAGAAATGACTGATAGAGGATATGATGTTACAACGATGAAGTTTGAAATCTCTCCCAAGTTGCCGAACTATGAGCGATTCAACGGCTTATCAGAGAAGTATTACGGAAAGAAATAGTAGCGTATGAAGAATAAGATTTTAAACTTAATTAAGTCAGCCGTTTGGTTTGTCTTGTGTTTGTTTGTAGGAGCATTGATTTTTGAGGGCATTCGCTCTTTGGCTAATAGCAATGAACCTGCAAAGAAGATTGGTATGTCAGTATTCACTGAGGAAGGACACGATTATCTGGTTGTGGACACGAAACATGGTGTTTGCGTTATCCACGCTGAGAGTTGCCCTTGTCGTAAAAAGAAGTAGCGTATGGAAAATAATATGTTTGAAGATATTGTTGCTGAAGGCAATATAGTTGTGATAAATAATAATTGGATTGTGTTATGTAAGTGTTGGAAACCAGAATATCATAATCTGTTCTGTTATCTTTATCTCCATAAGGAATATAAGAATTTAATGGTAGGCTCTCATTTCACAATGACCGAGGATAAAAAGAAATCTACTCGGTTGGCTACCAACGAGGAGCGTCTTATGCTTTTTGAAGAAATGTTCAAGTATGGAATTACTTTCGATAAGCACGAACATCGTTTGATTGGAAAGTTAGTTGGTGTATGAAGATTAGATTAGCTAAGAAGATAATGAAGCAAGCTCGTCATCTAAGTACGGCAAGTGATTATTGGTACAGAAGATTAAGAGATTTTGAGTACAAAATATGCTATGGTTTTGTTGGTAAAAAAGACCACCGCATCACCAAGGCGATAAGTTTAACAAATAAAAAGAAATGAGATATGAATGAGTTTACAAAGATTTTCGCAAAGACAATAGAAGATGAAGCTATCAAACAGATAGAAACCCTATCTAATAGCGAGGCTTACAATAGTTGTAAAATAAGAATAATGCCAGATTGCCATGCAGGTAAAGGATGCACTATTGGCACGGTAATAGAGCTTGATAACAGAGTAGTTCCTAACACTGTTGGAGTAGATATAGGCTGCGGCATGAAAGTCGTAAGACTTGGTAAAGTTGATATTGACTTGCAGAAATTTGATGAAGCAGTCAATAAGTTGATTCCGTCTGGTTTTAATGTCAACGAGGGAGAAGTATCAGCCTGCATAAACGGATTGGTTGATGGTTGTATGTTTGGCAAATTCCGTGCTTGGGATTGTCTTGACAGCATGGAAATAGTATATCGTTCTGTTGGAAGTCTTGGCGGTGGCAATCACTTTATTGAGTTAGATGCAAATGAAGAAGGAGAGAAGTTTCTTGTGATACATACAGGAAGTAGAAACCTTGGTGTTAGGGTATGCAACTATTACCAAAAACTTGCCTACGAGTATTGCCGTAAGAAAATAGCTGATAAGTCTGAGGTTATTGCCAAGCTAAAAAGCGAAGGCAGAGAAAATGAGATACAGAGTGTTATTAAGTCATTAGGTACTAAAAATATAAGCAAGGAACTTTCTTACTTGGAAGGTGATTTGCTCAATGACTACCTCAATGATATGCGCATAGTTCAAAAATATGCTGAACGAAACAGAATGATTATCGCCAACAGACTTGTAAATGCTTTAGGTGTAGATATTGATGCTAATTCAGATAAGTATTCTTTTACAACCATTCACAACTATATAGATACAGACAAGGGTATATTGCGAAAGGGAGCTATCAGTGCAAAAAAGGATGAGGTAGTCATTATCCCAATGAATATGCGTGATGGTTCTCTTATCTGCAAGGGAAAAGGTAACAAAGATTGGCTATGCTCTGCCCCTCATGGCGCAGGTAGATTAATGTCTCGTACACAGGCAAAGAAAGAGTTATCTATGGATTCTTACAAGAATGAAATGAATGGTATTTATTCCACATCAGTTTGTGAAGAAACCATTGATGAAGCACCTATGGCATACAAGCCAACCGAAGAGATTGTTGAGTTAATCAAACCTACGGTTGATGTCATTGATGTCATTAAGCCAATTTACAACTTCAAAGCAAAATTATAATGAGCAAGGAAACTGGGAGGAAGTGGAAGAATGAAAAAGAAGTATAGTTTCGCAAACGCCAAGCCTGTTCCTTTCGGAAAGATAGACTATTGGTTTCGTGTTGGTCAGTGTGGATGCCATAAGACGGACTACAAGCCGAACCTAATGGACAAGCGAAAGTTTATGGCTGAGTTAAGAAGAGACAGTAACATAATGATTAAAACATTCTGAGTTTGGAAAAGAAAGTATTGACCCTATCCGTCAGCAAGCAGTGGTTCGATATGATTGCTGACGAAAGAAAGGATGAAGAGTATCGGGAGATAAAGCCGTATTGGGCATCCCGACTTGTAAACCAGCAAGCCGAAGGCGGCGAAGTGCTTTTTGATGAGTACGGCGGTTATTGTTGTGTGACAGGTGAACCGGAATACAAGTCATTCACCCACGTTCTCTTCATCAACGGCTACCGCAAGGATAGTCCACGTATCGAAAAGGAAATCGAAGGTATCACCATCGGTAAGCCTAAAAAAGGCCTTTGCCCCGACAAATGGCTTGATACTGAGTTTTTTATTATTAAATTTAAGTGATATGAAAGTAAAGAATTTACCAAAGAAGATTTACCTCAATATCTGTAGCAATGAAGATGAGGTAGATTACAATGAGCTTAACGGAGTAACGTTCAGTACAGAAATGGTTGGTGTTACCGATTGTGATACGGAAAACGTTCCTTACGTGAATGCTGCATCATTATGGCACGACCTAAAAGAAGATAAGCCACCTTTAAAAAAGTGGGTAATGTTCCGATATAGTGGAGGTGGCGTAAATCCTACGGCTCTTCATTATGGAGCAATGAGTGACGATATATGGGTTGTCACAAGAGGAGACGGAACACAGCGTATCGAAGTTCTGTATGAGTGCTACGATAAGATTGAGTGGCTTGACTTTGATGAACTAAAATAGCGATAGCGTATGACAAATAAAGATTTTTTTAATGCGTATCGTGGAGAGCCTGTTCTTTATAAAGGTAATGATATTGGTGCATACGTTGCAGGGTATGTAGAGGAAAAGTATATTATCCTTGGGTTCTATGATGATAAAGGATGTATCCTTGCCTTTAATACAGATGTGAATATAGATAAGATATATGTATCATACAGATTCGCAAAATTAAAGTATTTGGAAGTAGTAAAACATTAGTAATATGGAAAAAGATAACAGTTGTTTTAAACTTTTATTTGTTCTTTTTATATTAGGAATTTTTGCTTATATGGGTGTTAACGATAGGTCTCATAAAGGTAAAACTTTTTGGTATGAAGTAATAGATAAACGAGAGTCTGTAGGAAGTCACTTCTCAATTATTAACAAGGGAGTGAGGACAGATTATAATATAATATTCAAACGAATTGATAACGGAAAGCTGTTCCCATGTAAAGATGTGGAGTATGGAGACTATATTCAATATCAGTTAAACTACAAGTACTCCATAACAGAGGAAGATATGCAAAGGCTTTCAGGTATTTATAATAGGGATTTCTATAAGTAATAAAAAAGAGAATATGAAGAAATATAAATATACGAACAAAGAGGAAAGGCCAATACCCAAATATAAGAATGGAGATATTGCTTGGTATATTGATGGATGGTTTGATGCCCCACAACGCTGTATAGTAAAGGGATGCTGCAACGTATCTTGGTTTGAGGGGAACGAATTTAATTCTTCGGGTTGGTGGATAGATTACAAATATAAGCCCGACTATCGTGAACGAACTAAACAGCATACAATTAGAGAGGAATCACTTTTTGATACCGAGCAAGAGGCTCTAATTGCATTGTTCGAGGAATTTAAAGATAAAGTAAAACGTAAATTAGAGTTCTTTAATAAAGAGTCAAAAAAGCTTGGTATTAAACAAGAGTTGCGATTGCTTTAAAAAGGGTAGGGGAAGTTATTCTTCCCCTATCTCTTTTAAACCCAAATCTATTAATAGCTTATCCAATATTTCATTCACGTCATTACGGAAACTTCGGTAAGTAACATAATAGAAACTGATGTTTTTGTAATCATGGCTTACATTAGAACATGTACACCCCAAAACCTTAGCGATTTTTTCTCTTAACCCTCTTCTCATCTTAGAACCGCCAAGGGCACTAGGAGAATAAAGATAAAGAATAACAAAGATAAATTGCTTGCGTACCATTGTGGAATTTCGTCCGGCATGATAGCTCATAAACTTATCGTAAATATTGCCTACTTGCGATAAGTCTTGCATCAATGGAATGGAAAGACTTATTTCTTCCTTGGATAAGATGGCCTTAGTTTCTCTAATCCATTTTATGCGTTCCATGATTTTCTTTAGATTCATTTCAATGTCTGGTTCTTTCATTCTTTTCTATTTTTAATCCAACATTTCATAGACGAAGTTAACCTCGTCTGCATCTATTTGTTTCCTAAACTTTTCTATGTTAGAAACTATCAACGAGCAGTGCTCGTACGAACTCTGCCCATTGATAACTTTTTCTATTCTTGTTATTCGGTATCTCATTTTATTTCGATAAGCGTTAAAATACAATACCCCAATAAATCTTTATAGCTGTCTAGGACAGGCTCTTCTTTAGCATCCTCGTTCAAAGTCAGCAAAGAGCAAATACGATTAATCTTCTCTTGCAAATGACCGAAGGCATACGGATAACCATCTTTAGCAAAACATTCAGAAAATGCGTTTCCATACCGCTTATTTTTGGTTTTGAACAATTCGATTTGCGACTCGATGATGTCGTTATAATCTGAAACAATATACCAAGAGAGCGTAAGCAAGGCTTCCATCGCCATTACACTGATATGGCTTCGTAAGGTTTCTTTGTCTTCAGAAGATGCTCGTATCTCATACATAAGACGAAGGAAATTGGCTGCGCTTGAAAATAATCCGAGCTTTCCGAAGTCCTCCCTTAGAGATGAAACGAAAGTGGCATTATCCTTGCATTCAATCATGTCTGCCAAATGTCTAATCTCAAAGATATACTTGTTAGCATATTCGCAACACCCATTGTTATTTTGCTCCACCATGTCCGTATCCTCCTCCACGATTATTTTCCATATTCAACTCTCCAAGTATGCAATCTGGATTTTCTACCTTGCGGAATGCCCCCTGACAAATACGAGTACCTTTCTTGACTACGAAAACATAATATTCGTAATCTGAATCTAGTTTAAATTTGCTATCCTTTGTCGGCATATAACGGTCGGAATTAACTCTATAAAGCGCACCAATATTGTCCCTATAGTCTTCATCGACCAGACCTAGACAAATATCAATATCCGCTCTAACATTAGTCATGTAACCAACTTGTGTTTCGTTCTTGCCAATAAAGGCCACATCAACTTGCATACCTTTGTCAGTAAAGCCGGAACGTGAACGAATATCCAAGCCAACATCTTTAGGAAGTTCAACGCCTAAATGCAGATTTATGTGACCTCTTCCCATTTTCACCCAAGGCATATTCAATACCACATCTTGTGGACAGTAAAAATCAACTGCCGCAGCATTACCTTCCTTATAAGGAACACGACCACCTCGCAAGTCAAGTACATAAGCCTTGCCTTGTGCTACTAACTTCTTTATTAACTCCTTATCCATTGTATATAAAGCCTAAATCATTTAAAGTTCTACAATTCTTAACCAGTCCTTTTGCCCATAAATTACGCAACTCAGGTAACGGGTCTTTTCCGTACCTATTCTTTATGGTTGCTAAGGTCAAGATTTCCGGTTTAATATGTTTATCTCTTTTCTGCTGTCTTAGCTCCTTCAGAATATTCTCCAAGTTCTCCATTGACGAAATCCTCCATTGTTATATTGTCAACCCCAAATTTATCAGCCAGATCATCGTTCCCAATAATCAGCCAATTAGATTTGTCTTTGAGAAACTCTATACTCTCGGTGCTTTTTGCAGCATCAACAAAAGTATCATCAATATTATCAGTAGAGCAATATGGAACTACCGCATTAACTGTATACATAGCAATTTCGTATGAAATAACCGATACCATTTTCTTGAATGTTATATCGCTTGAATACATTACTTGGTTCTTGTCATATCCTAAGATGTTGACACGGACTATATTATTATCTGCTTGCAACGCTCTAAAGAAATCGTGCTTTAGCTGAAAATCCGTAATATCTATAGGATGCTCGTTACCCGATGGAATACTTATAATATCCAACAGGCTTACAAAAATAACTTTTTTATTCATTGTCTTCATCTGTTAATAATTTATCTATTGTTTTTTCTAATTCGTCTAATCTTAGAGTATAATCCTCTTCGTAAACGCATGTCAATGTAGAAATAAAGAACTTATCATTATCTGTTCTCAATTCAATCTCCATGTATTCCTCGTAATAGCTATCATATTTAATTGCTATCGAAAAGGAGTTCATGTAATCTGGGTTGAACCTCCTCTGCAAAGCTTGCGCTCTCGTAAACGCATCATTGAATTCGTTTGTCATGGTTCAATATTTTGTGTAAGCATTTCTCTGTTCTTTGCCATTGCATCATGGAAGCCTATATCGTATCTGTCGGTCTGCTCCAGCTCATAGTTCCGCTTTATAAGTTCACTTGTCTGATACGAACTCTTTGCAAGCTGAATCTTAAAATAGACAAACTCAACAAACATAACTATAAAGCAAAGAACAAAACCGATAATTACCGCTGCCTTTGTGTTCTCCTTACAGAACCTTACAATACACTTAGCAAGCCAACATGTTGTACTAACTATGCCAACAAGTACAAGGTATGGAATTCGTAAAAGAACCTTGCATAACATACCCATAGTACTCTTCGTATAAGATGCGAAATCCGTACTTGTAAAAACTAACTTTAACTTCTTCATATTTTAGCCTATTTAATGTTTATCAAAAGTCTTTTGTTAACGAACCACAACAAATCAATACCATTCATCATGCAATATCCGCAAAGCATGCCAATCAAGATTATTATCTTCTTGAACACTCGGTAATGTGTCATTTCAATCTTCAGCATAGACATCATCAAGTCTTCAAAGGAACGGTCTCTCATTGAATCTGGGTCTAGCCTCAACGATTTGACATTCATCTTGTACTTATTGGCCATTGAGAATAATATAATAGCAAACTCTGCTAATTTGTCCTCTAGAGTTCCGGCAACGAGTTTAGAATATATTTCTATCGTACCACGTCCATTAACATTTTCATATTCCCAACGTTTGGCGTTGAAACGACCTTCGTATTTGCGCATTTCTACAATAGCGTCAATTACGTTGAATGTTTCTGCTCTTTGGGTCTGGCTAGCAACATCAAAGTTGCAAGCCTCTATAATCTGTTCTATTTCTGCTATCTCCATTTTATACTATTGAATCTAAGTCAAAATCATTAGAAGGAATGAAAGCCACATGGTCTTTCTCCCTTGTCATCGTTTTCTCTCCTGTTCGCACGCAATTAATTTGCTTGGGATTTTTATGTCGTACTACAAATGTTCCAAAGCTGCGTATCATAACACGGTCTCTGTTTCGCAACGATTGCTTTGTGAGGTCTATGAAATAATTCACAATGGCTTGAACATCATCCTTGCGGAACTTTTTGCCATTTACATCTCTAAGGTTCTTAATGATTGCCTTGACAATTTCTTCTTTCTTCATATTCTCTAAGTTTTTTATTCCCTAAATTTCTAATCAAGTCGTATGGGTCTATACCATATTTCTTAACGAAACATTCTCTTAGCTTGCATATAGCCTTAAAATCGGCATTTGTTGTATTCTTGACTATCATATAAGCTGAGTCTAATCTAGCATCAGCTTTAGGAGCTTTAACCCGAAAAATCTTGTTGCCTTTCTCGTCTTCGATAAGTTCTATATTAACTTCCTCGCCCTTAGCTTTTTTTCTTGCCGCCCATTCTTCATAAGTGATGGCATTTTGCTTGATAGCCTCATCTTCTTTAGCCTCTTTCTCTTTCTGTATATTTGCCTCTACTGCTTTTATGGCATCTATACGATGGGAACAGAAAGTATTCAAGCTCTTTGTTATAACTTGCGGATTTGGCTTCTTGTAGAATTTCTCAAACTTTCCGGCAATAAACATCTTGAAGAAAGTAATCAGCTCGTTCAGATTAAGGAAATAATACTCATCCTTTATAGCATTTGCAGTCATTATCTTGATATTTTCAGTAGCCTCATTATTTACAAAGCCACAAATACCATAGACATCAGAAACCCATGCTACAAGCCATGTTATTGCACTTCCTTCTCCATAACACAAGTCAAGATAGGTAAGTGTTGGTGCGTTGCTTTTAAAAGCTTTCCCGATTGGCATCTTACTACCTACTTGGCTTGATGGAGAGAAAGACATTAGAACGTTATCGAATGTTCCGTACTCATTGAATATTCGTTGCTTTTCTCTGTTGATTGAGACGCTGCACGAGGTCGGCTGATTCTTGGTAATAGCCTTGCTCTGCGTCTTTATTAGTCCCTTGCTTTCTATCATCATAATTTCCTTCCAATACTTTAACAAAATTATTTGGTCTCATAATCCAATCAAAACTCGCCATCCATCCATTACTACCATTAAGGAATGAAGATGCTGCCGCCTTGTCAATCATCAACTTCATCTGCTCACTCCCATATTCTTTAAGCCGTGAATTAATCATTGACTTTCTCTTCGATGTCAGGGCATGAACAAGAGGCATTCCTCTTCCAGCGATAACCTTATTGAAATATTCGCAAACCTTTTTTGCTTTATCATCCACTTGTTGTACACTAGGGACGTTATTCAATGCTATTCGTTCAGGTTCATTCTTGTGTGGTTTAGATTCTTCGCCTTCAGCAAATTCTATGTTGTCTTCATGCTTCCAAATAAAGACTTTTCCGTTTCCGATAGATAACATTTGTTTCTCAAATAGCCCATCAATAGCTTTTTTTGTCTTTGCTACCGACATACCTATCTTATTCGATAATTCCTTGTTGCTCCCATATACATATCCGTCTTTGTCAGCATTAAATGACAGACGGACGAAAGCGACCAATTCATCTGCATCCAAGCTACATGCTTTTTCGTCTAATTTTACTACCATATCTTAAAAAAATGCATTTGTTAATTGTTTATTTCCACTCATTATTACCCACTTTCCTTTGCCGTTTTGGTCTAGCAATTTCAAGTCTTCAACTTTTCCGAACCTCTCATAAGTACCACAGAGGTCAACAAACCAAGGTTGTTTCCCTTTTGATACTCTAAGAAGTCTTCCTACGACTTGATAATATTGCGCTAATGAACGTGTTGGCTTTGCATACACTACAGTATCTAACTCCGGATAATCAAAGCCTACGACCAAGATTTGGCTATTTACCAATACCTTAGTCTGCCCATTGCGGAATCGCTCGATGATAGCCTCACGCTCTTTAGGTGGTGTCTCTCCGCAGACCATTTCGCAATTAGGTATGGAATAGGTCAGCATCTGAGCTTCTTTAACGAACTTAGTAAAAACCAAGATACCTTTACGTTGTCCACCTCGCTTCGGATTAAGCAATCTTTTGACAACATTAACTAGCCATCCGTACAAATCTACACGTTCATATTCTTGTTTGACACTTTGGTCAGTGTAATCACGGCAAGTTGAATTGAGCTGCAAGTTTCCTTCGTTCCATTGTGGTGGTGGGCATGTGTAATAGTTCGGAAGACAGATATATCCGTTCTTTGCCATATCCTCAACTTGAACATAATAAATAAGCTCCTTGAAAATCTTGTCTCGACTTCTTGTCAGAAACTTCAGTATGCTACCATAGTTCTGATAGGAATACAGACGGAAAGGTGTTGCGGTTAAACCTATGACCTTGCTCTTTAATTTATCAAGAAACTCCTTATACATGCCGGATTCAGGTTTCACTAAATGAACCTCATCAATTAATATGTATTTGAAGTCTGTAAACAATTCGGGATGTCCTTTCACGCTACCAATTGTAGCAAAAGTAACATCGCTGATTTCTTTTGATTTAAAGCTAGCGGAATAGATGCTGGCATTATCAAATCCATAAGAACAATACTTCTTGTAGTTTTGTTCCAAAATTTCCTTAGTAGGAGAGAACACAAGCACTTTATCCTTGAGCCTAGCAGCTATATCTGCCAAAATCAATGATTTGCCCGATGCAGTAGGGAGCACTTCCAGAGCGTTCCAATTTTTCTTTTCATCCAAGAAAAACTCAACTGCCTTCTTGCTTGCTTCTTCTTGATATGGTCTTAATTTAAACTTCATTTCACAAATAATATGAAATCACTTTTGTTACTATATAGGAATACACAAGTCTTATGCATAACAAAAGCCAATAGAAAAATGACCTTACAGTTTTTATGGTGTGTCTCACCAAGACGATTGCAAAGGTACGAAGAATAATTTAATAATGCAAATAAATTAGTGTCTGTAATTGCGACTATAACATTATTTAAACCTTATTAATTGTCTTTTTCTTCATTCATTTTCAGAATTAGAGCCGCATAGTATTTATAGAGTTCCTGTAATTCAAACACCGACCAATTCTTTGCTTGATGCTTCATTACTTCCAGTAAATCGACTTGTTGTTCTCCGAGCCGCTTTACTTCTTCCATATCTAAAGGAACGTGAGGATGCTTTTGCAAATAAGCCAATCTTCCAAGCTTCATTACTAAATTCTTTCTATAACCGATAAGATGGTCAGAAGAGAATCTGTTGCATCGTTTGCATTCCGCATTCTGATTACGTGTATCAAAGCGCAAACTCATATGAGTTCGTCCGCAATAATGCCCATTGTCGGCTTGGTCGATTGGCAATATTCGTCCACAACTGATACATCTGAAGTACTTATAGTGAAACTCTCTAGAGTCTCTCATGCGGATATAAACCGACATAAGCCTATCTAGCTTGTCAACCCACTTTTGCTTCTCGCTCCTTTGGTGTTTAGGCTTCTTTCCTCCTTTGTTAAATCTATCATAATATCCCATAACTTTATTCTTTGTTAAATCTAGAATCGTATTTCCATCTAAAATCACCACAATAGTAGCCTTTTACGCAAGCCCTCGTAATGTTCCTACGGATAAGTCCTAGTTTCCTTGCAGCATCAGCTGCCGATTTATACCAATGAACCTGCTCTCCATATTCGTCAATAGCTATTACTGGTCTTGAATTCCATCCGGCTAATTTCGGATTTCCTTTTCCTTGGTATGTTTCCAAATTTTTGCGCATAGCATCTTGCTTCTCCTTCGGTATACCCATTTCATTCCAAGATATGCCTTTATTCCAAGGCTTGTGCCCTTTAGGAAAATACCCATGATGTTTTACATTAGGTGGAATATATAATTCGTAATTTCCTTTGCTCTGAATATTTTCTAAAATATAATCTCTTTCCATAGTTGCTGCTGTGGGGGTCGATTGACATACTCACTCGCTACTTGCAAGGAATTGTTGGGTGACTAACGTGGCTGCGCCCTTGCGAGTGCTTGGGTGACTTGCTACCACTCCCCAATTCGGCAATGCCCTGCCGAAGTATATTCTCAGCTGCAAAGAGGTCTCTAGGATGAACAGCACCACAACTAGGACAAGTCCAAATCCTATCACCCAATGACAGCCTATCATTCTTATAACCACAGGTGCAAAGGCGGCTCGATGGGAAGAAGCGGTCTATCTTATGAACCTTCACACCATACTTCTTCGCAACGTGCTCCAACTTCACAACGAAATCACCATGAGCCAAGTCAGACATCTTTCGTCCCCAACGCTTTGTCATTCCCTCCAAGTTCAAATCCTCCAAGCAAATCAAGTCATAACGCTTGCAAACTCATGCGCTAACTTCCATTGGAAATCGGAACGTTTGTTCACGATATTTCGATACAATCGCTCCAATTCCATCTTCTTGCGCTTGCGGTTGTTGCTGCCCTTCTTACACTTCGAGAGGTTGCGAGACCTGCGCCTAAGCTCCTGTAAGTCAGCTTTAAGGAACTGGGGATTGTCAATCTCACGCCCATCACTCAAAGTCATGTACTTCTTCAAACCAAAGTCGATGCCCACGGATGCACCATTGCGTGACTTTCCGTAAGGCTCGGCTTGCTTGTCCAAGCAAAGGACAATGAAGTATTCGCCCAGCTTGTTGCGCTTGACAGTTACCCTCTTTACCTTGCCAACGTAGGGACGGCTCAAAGAGAATTTGAAAGACTTCTTTATCTTGTTTATCGTCAACACGTTTCCACTGAAGGAATAGCCATTATCCATAAAGACGAACGAACTAAATTCAACCATCTTTTTGAACTTAGGTGGACGCTTTGCATCATGTTTAAAGAAACGCTTGTAAGTTACATCTAATCTATCCAAGATTTCCCTCACGGTATGACTATTAAGCAAAGCTGGCTTATATCGCTTAGAGAAATGCTTAAACATCGTAAATTTTGGAATGTACTTGCGGTACAGCTTATAGTACCTCTTCTGCAAGGCTAGCGCATGATTCCAAACATAGCAAGCCTCTCGGAGCATCTTATCCAAATGCTTCGTCTTCTTTGTCCTATATAGCTTGTACTTGTATGAAATCATATCCCTTAATTTTAAACACTTTAAGCAATTCTGCTCTTATTTTTTTTCTATTTATCTTTATGCAGGAATACATCCATGATTGATGTTTCCTTAAGGCTTGTAATATTGTAATCAATCATAGTCTTACCCATAATCTCATCTACATTCTTACGAGCCTTTTCAATGGTATCACCCTGCACAAGATAACGAACCTTGGTCTTCCTCTCCTTGCCAAATTTTTCGTCAATAGTAATCATGTTAATACTGCAATCGTAGTATTTATCTTCACTATCTACCTCTGAAAGGAACAACTCAGAGAAGCTAGCTTTCTTCATAGTGACAATCTCCATATCACCATTTGTGTACACCGCCATTTCTTCTGTAGTCTTAGCCTCGCATTCTGACCATGACAAGGCATCTACAACATATTGCTCTGTAGTTTTAGCGTTCGTTCCGTCTTCTAGAGTTTTCTCATAACGAACACCTACGATAAAATACTTTCCTGTTAATGATTTCATATTCTTTATTTTTATGTTAGAGAATGTGGTATCGGTGAAGCTTGAACTCACGACCTAATGTTTAGGAAACATTTGCTCTATCCAACTGAGCTACGACACCAAGCATCCTATAGAAACTCTTTATTTAATTCTGCTTGCCTCTCCACCTGCGTCTGCCATACCATATAAGCATGGTCTTGTGGAGTAGGTATGTATAATCCTCTTTCCATTGAGCAATGATGAAGCCATCGGTCTATACATAAAGACATTTCTTCTTTGTCAAGGTCTGGTATGTGCCTCCAATATTGGAAGGTCTTGCCTTGTTTATTCTCACGCTCCCTAAGAAAAACATCCTTATTTACACGTTTGAACTCTTGTTCGATATAGTCCTTAGTATATCCTTCTTCAATAGCTACGTAAGTAATTGTTACCCACAGATAAGCATTCTGCTGAATTGTCCTAGATTGTTGTCTTTCTTTAAGGTCAACAACAAAGAACTTCTCATTATAATAATCACCTTGTAGTTTCTTGGCTTTGGTTATCATAGCCCTGGTTCGTTCCTCGAACTTTTCAAGCTCGACCGGATTCAACATATTATATACCATCTGTCTTTAATGAAAGGTGGAGAAAATTAATTCTCCACCATAATAAGTTTAAAATGGCGCATCAGATGTATTAGTGCCACTCGGCTGTGCTGGTGGAATTGGTGCTGAACCTGAGGCTGGAGCTTGTGGTGGAAAAGGATTATTAGCAGCAGCTTGCATGCCACCTTGAGGCGCATTGTTCTGTGCTTCAATCTTTTGCATCTTGTAGCCACGAACAGATGTAAACCAGTCTGTTGTGCCATCCTTCTTTGTTCCTTGATATGATTCAACGTCAAAGAATACTTCAGCAATATCCCCGACATTAAAACCATCCGGTACATGTACATTCTTACCACAGAATTCAAAGATGATTCGCTTTTCGTAGCCACGTTCACCTGTCAAACCATCGAAACGTGTTGCATCAAGCATCAAACGTCTCTTTTCAAATGGTTCTTTACCTTGTCTCTGAATAGATTGAATGCCTTCGATAGCAACAATCTTACCTTTATAACTATTAGACATAACTTAAAATATTTAATAAAACAATAAATTATCCAACTCTTTTCAAGGTCAAACTAGGCTTTACCTTAGTTACCTTTTTATACTTTTTCAATAGATGGTTGTAAGCTTCTTCGTCATCCGCATCAAAAGCCTTCGTGTCTAACGTAACCCTCTCAGAAGCAGACTTCAAGGAATAAGTGTAAATTGAAGTTTTATAAGATGTGAGGTTGTCATTTGACATACCATCAAAGATAGCTGCCTTCAACTCCTTTTCCTGTTCTTGCAATTTAGCAATGCGCTCTTGAACGTCCCTGAGTGCGATTTCGTTATCTATAATGTAATAAGGTGTTTTTGTATCATCATTATACAAACGACCTTCTTTCTCGCATCGGAACAATTCTTTAACATCACTAGCAGGTCTTGGCTTGCCTAATGGGATGAGTTTACAGATTGTTCCACGCTTCTCGTCATCACGCAACCACATACAACATATACGTGTAACCTTCAGATGAGGATTCAATGTTTCGAAACCGAACTTATACATCGAGTTCTGCCAACGCACATACTCCTTATTAACGGAATAAGTACCCTTAATATCCCAAATCTCAACCTCATCGTCCGGTGCATCATCCTTGTGCATCACCAAGTCGATTGCACTTGCATGGTCTTCTCCGATTCGAAGGACATATTCGCTACCTATAATCTCATATCCATTCTTCTTGATATAAGCGACAAAATCCTTGACACTCTCTGAGGCTGGCTCAATACCCAATGAAGCAAACAACTCTACCTGCTCATGGATAATAGTGCCTTTTTCGGCAGCTTTCTTCAATACCTCTTCGCTTACGTTAGAGTACATATTGGGAAATACATACTGATGAAGCATACCTGTAATGCCACTTAATTCACGACCATCATAAAAGTATTGATGTGTGGAGTCCTCATAAAGAACTCCACTGTTATTCAATTGTATCATACTAATCTTGATTTAAATTGTGTCAACTTAGCTAAGAACTCTGCATTCTTTTGATATTCGGGATAAGCATCATAAACTGCTTTTAAATCCTTCTTGCTCTGTGCGAGTTCCATCTTTCGTAATGCACATTTGCGTTTAAACTCTTCGGACTTCTGAAGGTCTGGAAATCCGTTCCAAACTCTATCTACGTCCTCCCAAATTTGAGCCTGTTGCAATTGTGGATAAGCATATTGTTTTTGCTCATTAAGATTTTCGTCTTTTTCTTCCTCGCTCTTTGGGGCTGGTTCAGAGTAACCATATACTTCTTTCTGCTCATTCATCCATTCAAGAACTTCTTGTTCTGTCATGCCGCAATACCAACGCACAATGTTATTCTCATCTTGAATAATAAGTTTGGCAATACATCTGTTTGTATAACCTACATATCCAACATGGAAAATTGTCTTCAACTTTCCGCTTTGAGAATATTCGGTTTTTCGGTTGAGGTTGATGAATATCTTTTTGGGAGCAGTATACAATTCTCGACCGATACCTAAACAAGAGCATGCACGCTTGAAAGAATCACTTGCTTGACCTTTAACGGCTTCAGTGTTACTTGGCGTACCAACATCTTGCTTATCTATCCAACCGATGCCTTCTTTATAAACGGAAACCGTACAAAAGAGGTTCTGACCGATAAGCTCATGTTTACGTTTCCAACCATAGATGCCGAACTTCTCATCTAATCGTCTCATGTCACATCTTGCGTCCTTGTAAAGCAACAAGGAACACCAGTCCGGTGACTTCTGATTACCACCTTGACCGACACGGACTTCTATCTCATCCGCATCAAGGAGGCGAAACTCATAATCCTTAATTTCTTCGCTCTGCCCTTCTACAGGCTTCGCTGCCTTATTCTCTGCCATAGTCGTATATTTTAAATAATCATTTTCTTTATCTGACAAGAAACAACAAGTTCATTGATTTCTTTGAGAGAATAATATCTAGGTGAGTTTTTACTATCACCTACATATTCTTTCATTAACCTATTCTTGACCCATTTGTCAATCATCTGCTTTTCGAATCCTTTTGATGCGAGATAGCATTCGGCATCCTTTCTGCGTATCCTGTCGGAACGCAACCCCATTTCAAATTGGGCATCCATCCGTCCCGCTTGAAATGCGACTGATACTAATTGCTTAATCTCGCTTAATGACATATTCTTTCTACAGTTTTTATGGTGTGTCTCACCTTTTTATGTAATATTACAAAAAAATATATTAAATTTCTTGCAAGTTACGATATATTTATGTATATTTGCAACATATTTAATGTTTTCGAGTGCAAAGATAAGAAAAGTATTGCAAACATGCAAATAAAATAGTGCTTAAATATACTATATTAACCTTTATTATCTTTAAGCTCTAAATGTTTACATAAATTAAGTTACACATGCGCTTACTGCGTATTAAATTTTAGGTTATGAATAGTGCATACGAAAGACTGAAGGCTGTAATCATTGCTTTGGGTTACACTTCAAATGAAAAATTCGAGGATACCGTTGGCTTAGGACATGGCTTCGTCAGCCGTATAACTAATCGTGTATCTTCCAAAAGCTTGCAAGCTATAACGAGAAAATTTCCGCAGGTAAATCCAAGTTATATTAGGACGGGAATGGGGGAAATGTTCATCTCTTCACCTATAAAGGTAAGCGAAAACGAAAACGCAAAGACTAGACTGCGTGAGTATCTTAAATATAAAGGAATTACCAAACGAGAATTTTGCGACAAAGCTGACGTGGCCTCTAACTTTCCAATCATAGGGAAGAATGGTGTATTCACGGCAAGAGTATCTTATAGAGTGAATTCTAAATTCCCAGATCTTAATATGGATTGGCTAGCTAATGGAGCTGGCGAAATGTTGCAGCCGGAGGCTAATATTGAGAAATTCAACAACTACAAAAGCAGAATAGCGCCATTCTGTACAGAGATGGGAATTAGTACTACATTCTTCTTGCGGAAATGTAAGAGCTATACCAGTGCAATTAGCAGATTGCCGGATATGCCTAGCGAGACTTTCTTGAAGAATATCTCTTTGGCTTACCCTCAGCTAAATCTGAATTGGCTTAAGACCGGAGAAGGAAAGATGTTTAACGATGACATCAAATCGAATATCAATTCAAGCGTCAGCTTTGTTCCTCTTGTTCCACAGATGGCTTATGCTGGTTATCTCAGCGGATATGCAGATGATGTATATATATCATCGCTCCCAACAATCCCTATTGTAAAGGAAGATAAAGAAAAGTACGTAGCATTCGAGGTAAGCGGTGATTCTATGGATGATGGCTCGTCTAGAGCTTATCAGAATGGAGACATCGTTATATGTAAAGTCTGCCCTGACTACATGGTAAAGAGCAATGGACTTCATATAGACGGAAAGGAATATATCATAGTTCATAAAGAAGGTATTCTGTTGAAGCGTATCATTGACTTGGATATGAATAATGGAAAGCTTATATTGCGTTCCTTTAATCCTACTTATCGTGATTTAGAGTTGGATTTAGTAGATGTGAAGCAGCTCTTAGTTGTGGAATATCAGCAGAAAAGGAAATGATAATGTAAAGTATATTTGTATGTTCTGTGGAGTAGGCTTGCATAAAATGTCGCAAAATTGCCGCAAAATGATTATTCGCCTATAGCGTAAGTTGCTATTGTTTAGGCATTTTATTGGTGTTCCGTATAACAGCCTTCTAAGCTGTGGGTCTTGGGTTCGAACCCCAACGGAATCACTATAAAAATAAACAAGAAATGGTGAAATAATCGTATAGGTTGTTTCACCATTTTTCTTTATAAATGGCTA